CGATTCCATTCACAATCGAAGTGCCAAATGGAGGATTCCCGTGGCAGATGTGAAATCAACAGAGTACATGGACGGCTGGGCAGCCCACCAAAATAGGCGTGTTTCTGGCGAAAATCCGTACAATGAATGGACGCAAGCGCGCTCTTATACTCGTTGGTTGTCAGGATGGTGCGGCAGGTTTGAAGCCGTAAAGCACGGCAAGCCTCTCGATCTGGACGAGGTCTATGATTGACACAAATGGCGAGTGGAGCGGCATTTGCGCGTGCGGTAAAAAGGAAATGGACGGACGGCAATGTTTCCTTGGTGCCACCCACAAGCCTCTGAGCCCGCCTATGCCGTGGGCGACACCATCTATAGCGGCAGCGAAGCCGGCACCGTCGTTTCCGTGGACGAGCAACGAAATACCATGGAAATAGTTTGGCACGACAGCGGCGATGGCAAACCGATAACGTACCCGATGGACGCGAGTTATTTACGAAAGCAGATGCCGTGGGACTGACCAGCAAAACAGGTGACGAACTTCGTGCGCTGGCCGACGCAATCAAATGCGCCAGCGAGGGAAGCCCGATCATAAATGTAGCGGGGCCGATCGTACGCAACTGCATTGACCACCTACGCGCCGTTGCGCGCATCCATGACCTTCAGCAGCCGGTGTGCCGTGACTGATAACCGAGCAATGATTGAGTGCGACCAATGCGGAGGCAGCGGTTTTGACACGCAAGGGTCAGGCTACGGAAACGTATGTAATAAGTGCGGGGGTCTTAAGGAATTTCCAGCGGCGCCTGACGATAAAGACACGCCATTCCCGTGGGAACCACGCTCTCGATCGATCGAGGAAACCGTGGCGCTGTTGCAAGATGATTTCAGATACATCATCGCGCATACCGCCGTCATGGTACACTCAAACAACCCAGCAATGGTGTTCACGGCCAACACGCAACGCGGCCAGCTCATACCACACGGCGAGGTAAAATTCCTTGACGGCACGACGGTTGAGTTCCAAGATATCGGAATGCCGCAAGTAAACGCGCAGTACATGACTGTACAGCAGATTGCCTCGCGGGTGTGGAAACTGGCGAATGAACTTGGCCTGGAGTTGGCGAAATGAACATGGACGACGGGCTTAAAATCGAAACAGCGGCCGGCATCATAATCCGCGATGCGATACGCAAGCACACGGCTACCTTTGCGTTCGCAATCCAACGCAGCCGTCACGCCGGCAAGGATGTAGTCGCGGCGTACATCGATGGCTTGGCCGGCGCGATGGCGCTGGCAATCGCAGCCGGCCACGGCAGCAGAGAGGAAGTTGTTAACGCCACGTTAGCTAAATTGCGCGAAGCTCTTGACCGTGATTTGCAACACCTGGGGAAGCACGATGCCAAGCACTGAACCTAACTCGCTGCCGTCGCTGTTTGACAGTTGGCAAGATTGGCGGCGCACGTACGCCATGTATGTTGACGATTTTAAGGATAGCGCCGATGAGGCAACGCTAAAAACAAATCTCAAGCGTCTTGGCTTCGTTGGCGTCAATCTGGACCGCGAGATTGAGTCCATAAAAGAAAATCGCTAAATGTACCCTGCCCCGCCCCTAGCACCCTTCATACCGCGCCGCCACCAAACGGAAGGCGTACAGACGCTCGTCAACCACAATGGGCGATTCTCTGTGGCTGAGGTTTCAGTCGCTGGGGGCAAAAGCGCGATGCTTGGAATGCTGGCGATCCACTACAGCCAGTTTGGCCGCGTGCTGATCGTCGCGCACAACAAGGAATTGGTTGTCCAAAATGCCGAAGCCTGCAAACAACTTGGGTGTGTCCCTGGGGTCTGTTCCGCATCCATTAGCGTCAATGCCTTTGCCAGAGTCACAGTGGGAACTATCGGAACAATCGTTAGTAGACTACACCTTTTCCGTGACGTGGTGGCGATTCTTGTGGATGAAGTCCACCGGACGCCGCCCGCCAAGTCGTCGCAATACCGGCGGCTTTTCGATAAGCTCGCGCAAACCAAAGTCCACGGACTGACCGCGACACCATTCCGATCGGACGGCACTGGCGATCTTAACCGTACGTTCGGCCCCGTCGTTTTCAAATATACTTTCCTTGACGCGCTCCGCGATGGCTACGTTAAGCCGCTGGTTCCGGTTGACGCTGGCGAGGATGAGACAATCGAGGTTGACGGGCTGAAGACCGTAGCCGGCGATTTCGACATGGACGAGATGGCGCCGCGCGCAATCAAGCTCTCGCCAAGCCACGCCAAAACCATCCTTGACGTGATGCAGAAATACAATCGGCGCCGCGTGCTGGTGTTTTGCTGCAATATCGAGCACGTCGATCGGATGGATGCCGAGCTGCACAAACTCGGTGCTTCCGTTGTTGGCGTGCATTCGCGTTCGATCACGGGAAAGCGCGATAAGGCAGTGGATGCGTTCAAAGCCGGCCGTGCGGAGATCCTTGTATCGTGCAACATGTTCACGACTGGCTTTAACGTAATTGACATCGATTACATGGCGTTCTGCCGAGCTACCAAATCCGCCGTGCTGTACGCGCAATCCCTAGGACGTGGCGCCCGAATAACGCCGTACGCCGCTAACTGTCTTGTGTCGGATTTCGGCGGCAACATTGCGCGTCACGGCACCCTTGACGCCGTTATGGCAGCGCCCGGCCGGCTGCTCGAATGCGAAGCCGTCGTCGGAAGTGACATGCTTTGTGGGACCGAATGGGAAACTTGGGAAAACGGCAAGACGTGCCCGAAGTGTCAAACGCTGCACCGTAGCGCGCCGAAGTGCAAGAGCTGCGACGAACGGTTTGACCCGCATTTTCACGGCATGCGCTGCCCGCACTGCGGACAGCAACAATCCGAAATCAAGACGTGCGCAGCGTGCGAGGAAACGTACGCGGCGTTCCTGCACCCGCTTTGCCCGTTCTGCGGTTTCGATAACACCGTGGTCATGGCAGCCGGCAAGGATCTGAAAATGCGCGGCGGCGCTAACGAAGCCGTCAACATTCGCAAGATCGTGGAAAGCAACCCTTGGCAGGAGATCGTCAGTCCGCCGGTCAAGAACCCTTCGGGTGGCTGGACTTTGACGACACGCTACACCACGGCACTGTGGAATTACGAAGTTCTGCCCGACGTACATTCCGTATGCCTCAAGCGTGCGGCCAATGGTCGTTACATCGCGGCCGGGCTGTACGATAGGCAAGGCGTGATTCATCAAAAATAGCGTGTACGGAAAATAGGGTGTTGACGCCGCCCTAAATCCTTGTCATACATTTGCGTCATCAACCATGGAGAGGACGAAAAATGAAGATCACGGTCGAATTCGAGAACGAAGCGGAGTTCAAAGCGCGAATCAAGAACCCGCGCGGCGGCAAGGACGACGACACCCCGCCGACCACTACGCAGGCCCCGGCACCGCTGATGCCGCCCCAAGGCCAGCCGCAGGCGTTTGGCGTGGCACCCCCGCCGGCCGCGTTCACGCCGCCGCCGACGCAGGGCGGCTTCCTTGGGGCGCCCGCAAGCGATCCGGTGGCTGCCGGGCTCGTCCAGCGCATCACGGCCCGCATTGATGGCGCTATTGCCAGCGGCCAGCCTGCCGACGCGGTGCTGAACTGGTTCCGAGGCCAGTGCGGCGCGGAAGCTGCCGGGGCCACCATGGAGCAGATCAAGACGGTTTTCCTGCCTAAGCTCGCGGTGCCGGGGCTGGAGAATATCGCCAAGCTGATGAACGCCTGATCAGGGCGTCCTTGGGGGCGGTGAACAGATGCACGCCGCCCCCTAAACTTCAAAAAGGTCCGTACGATGCTCCGCGCCCATGCAAATACGCCGGTCAGTGAATTTATAGCGCAGTTGCGCACGTACGTCATTGCGATGGGGCTAAGTACTCAGGTTGTGGACATCGTTGATGAACTGGCGGATATGGACGAAATAGAACATACCGACGCGGGGCAGATGAGAGACAATATTCTAACGGCTGTGAAAAAATATTTCGATGGCAACCCGTCACCGCTGTCTGAAAAGCTAAAAACCGCGTTAATTAACGTCATCGAGGCAGTATGATGGCCCACGCAATTTTCGCACCCTCGTCAGCCGCAACGTGGCTCGAATGCTCTTTCAGCGCACGCAACAGCGTACCGGAAGCACCAAAGCCGCTGAAAACGCAACTCGCCGCTGACGAAGGCACGCGAGGTCATGAATTGCTGGCCTTAGCTGTCGCGGAGCACGCATTTCCCGACGACGTCGATAGCAAAGCCGAAGCCGTCGCATTGGGTGTCGATTTTGTACAGCGACTTGAGCCCGGCGAGCTGTATACGGAATTGAAAGTTGAGCTAGCGCACGAATGCGGCGGCACAACGGATCTTTTCAACGACCATCCGAATATCGCTACCGTTGTCGATTACAAGTTTGGCAAGTGGGACGTTGACGCTTACCACAACAAGCAGATGCTGACATACGCCGCTGCGCTGCTTAACCAGTGCGAAGCCGAGTGGTGGCGCCTTGTGATTTTCCAGCCGAACGGCTTGGACGAAACGCCCTTTAAGCAGTGGGTCGCGCATCGCAGCGAAGTCATTGCGCACCGTGGCCGCGTGCTACGCCAGATCGCCGATCGCAGCGCGCCGCGCCCCGGTCCTTGGTGCCGCTGGTGCAATGCGTTCCAGCAATGCCCGGCCATGGCGACCGACGCCGGTTTCGTCATGGGAGCCATGTCGCGCGCCCCTGAGACCCTGACAAGCGAGGAACTTGTACGGCTGTTGCGAATCATCCGTGCGCTTGGCGACGTAAAGGCCGTTTATGACGACGCACTCCTAGTAAAAATGAAGCTAGGTCACCTACCTGCCGGGGCTTCGCTAGGGCCGGGGCGAAGTTTTAGGCAATGGAACAACCCGGAGCAAGCTGCAGAGATCGTTGCGCAGCATCATGGCATCCGCGCGCTAAAGCCGCCCTCACCGGCCCAGGCTGAAAAACTTAGCGCTGCGATGAAGCAATACGTCGCGGTTGGTGCGCATAAACCCGAAGCACCACAAAAGGCTTTTTATTAAATGTTTTACGCATACTTACATATCGACCCGAGGGACGGAACCGTTCGTTACGTCGGAGTCGGATCTAAGTCGCGCGGCTTTGATTGGAACGGTCGCGCGCCGGTCCACGTCGCATGGATAGCAGAACTTGATGCGCTGGACTTGGAGCCCGTCGTCGCGTTTCCGTTTAGGACGCGCAACAGAGACGAAGCTTTTGAAGCCGAACGAGACCTAATAAGATTTCACAGAGCGTACGGATCGCCACTTTTCAACATTACGGACGGGGGTTTAGGAACCGCTGGACTTAAGCAATCTCAAGAGCAAAAAGAAAAGCTGCGCGCCATCCAGATAGCAAAATGGTTGTTTGATCCTGAGTTTCGGGCGCGACGGCTACCCGACATGGCGAAAGCTCGTGCAGCTAGAAACAGGAGTCCAAAGCAAATAGCGGCCGTAACTAAGCACCCACAAATCAATGGTTCGCCTTGCAGAAAATGCGGTGGGACGCTGCGCTACAAAACAAGCCGAAATTGCGTCAACTGCGCTAGGAAACCATAGCATGCGCGAATGGGCGTCTCCGTCCGAAGCTTGGCAGCGCGGGTTCCGCGATGGCTTCCTTGGCGTTGACGACACGCCCGTTGAACAGTTTCACGGCGCCTACGAAATTGGGCAAATATCTGGAATGGCCGAACGCAGGCACTTGACCAACGCCAACCGTACACCTACACTACCCACGTTGATAAATTGGCAAACTTGAAACTGGAGAACTGACAAATGGCACAGCGACAATATGAGCCTTTTACCTTGTTCAATGTTCGCATTGTGGACATGCGAAACTTGTGGACGCCGTCCGACACGTTTAACGGGCAGAAACAGCAGAAGGCGAGCTACTTTGCTGGCTTCATCGTCCAAAAAACGCAGCCGCAGTGGCACCTAGAGCCTGCATTGACAGGGCTGACTCAAGCGCTCGGGAAGATATACGCCAACAATCCGCAAATCATCGATTGGCGCATAGCGGATGGTGACGTGCCGAACGCTAAAGGCCAGTCCTCAGAATTCGCCAAAGGCCATTGGCTGTTCAACGGATCTAGCGACAGGCCGATCAAGGTCGAGCTGGCGCAGGCCCCTAGCGGCGCGCTGGTGGAACTGAAGAACAAAGTCGGCGTGAAGTCCGGAGACTACTGCATGATCGGCGGCTCCGTGGCTGTTAGCTTGCAGAATAGCCGGGCGGCGAAGATTTACCTTAACGCCGTCGTGTTTTCGTCGCCCGGCGAGGAAATCGTGTTTGCCAACTCCGTCAGCGGTGCCGAACTGATGCGAATGGCGGAACAGCAGGGCTTGCGGCCGACGGGCTTCAGTCCGTCGCCCGGTGGGTTTGCGCCGCAGCCATTTGGTGGAGCGCCTGGGGGTTTTACGCCGCCGGCTGGGGGGTTTGCCCCGGCACCGGCCACCCCTGCAAGCCCGAACTTCGGTGCCCCGGCCCCGAGTGGTGGGGCTTTCGGTGGGCCTGCCGGATTCCCTTCTAGCGCGCCGGTAAATCCGTTTGGTCCGCGTTGAGTGAGTAGGGAGGGGCGTGTACGTGCCCCTCCTATTTCACCATGCCACACCCTGACGATCTCCTATGCGATTTCGAGACGCGCTCGCGTACGGACCTTAAACGGGCCGGCGCAAGGCGCTATGCGGCCGACCCATCCACGGGCGTAACTTGCGTTGCATGGGAGTTCCGTGGCGTCGAAAAGACCGCCTGCCCCGTACATCCGTTTTTAGGTACGCATACGCTCGCGGACCTGTACACCGACGCGCGGCAGTGCCGACGCTTCATCGCGCACCACGCAAATTTTGATGTGGCGATCTTACGCGCCGTGAACCCATTCCTTGACTTGCCGCTATCGAAGATCGATTGCACCATGGCACGCGCTCAAGCATTGGCGCTGCCCGGCGGCTTGGAACAAGTCTGCCGTACGCTTGGGATCGAAGGCAAGAGCCCCGAAGGCCACGCGCTGGTCATGGCGACGTGCAAGCCCCAAAAGGACGGCACGTTTAACGAAGATGTCGAGACGTACCGCAAGCTGGTGGCATACTGCCTACGCGACAAACGCGCTTTGAAAGGCGTTGACGAACGCCTGCCGCCATTGACCGATCACGAACGCCTGATCTTCGAACGTACGTGGCGGAAGAACGAAATCGGGTTGCCGATCGACGTACACCTAGCAACCGCCATCGCCATGCGTCGGCAGGAAATTGAGCAAGAGAGCACCGCAACGCTCATGGAGCTGACGCAGAACGCGGTAACAAAGCTGTCGCAGCGCCAGCGGATTATCGAATGGTGTAACAGCGGCAATCGCGCCGCCGGGCTGGAGAGCACGCAGAAACACATCGTCGCGGAAAAGCTGGCGGATGAAAACTTGCATCCCGACGTACGGATAGTTCTGGAACTGCTGCAATCCGAAGGCGGTTCCGCGCCACTGAAAGCACAAGCGCTACTTGACCGCCATGTGAGCGGTTTTTACAAAGACGCAACCCGGTACTTCGGCGCCCGATCAGGCAGAGGTACGTCAGAGGGCGTCAATACGTTCAACATCGCCCGGCCATCCGGTAAATACGATGGGCGAGACGGGCGCCCCACGATCGATAGCGTAATTCAGGGCCTCAAAGCCGGTTTCAAGTACAACAATATCGCGCTTACGGATTGCTTGCGCAGCCTGATCGTTGCGCCTGACGGTTGGATGATTTGCGACAACGACGAAAGTAACGCAGAATACCGTATTGCCATGTGGATGGCCGGTGACGCTGCTCGCTTAGCGGAACTCGCCAAAGGCGTAGACGCCGACCCGTACATATACAACGCAATTGCCATGGGGCGCTGCCCGCCGGGTTCCACTAAAAAGACGCATCCGCACGAACGGCAAAGTTACAAATCGGTGACGCTTGGCGGCAATTACCAGCTAGGCTGGAAAACCTACATGGCGCACCAGCGCCGCGCCGGCAATAACATGGATGAGATCAAGGCCCGTTCCGATATCGACGGCTATCGCCAAGCAAACCCGTTGCTGGTGTCGCTATGGTACGCGCTTGCCGATGCGTTCAAATTCGCCATCTATGAGCAGCCGGGCCGCGTCTTTCCCGCCGGCAAAGTCGCATTTCAGAAAGACGCACACGGTACGGTATGGATGTTGTTGCCATCCGGTCGCGCGGTGCCGCACTACTCGGCACACATCACGTACGGCGGCGAAATGGCGTTCTTCAGAGGGAAATTTGGGGCGATGTTACGCCAGCGCGCTTTTGGAGGCTCTTTGCTGGAAATTGCGTGCCAATCCATGACGCGCGACCTTGTGACGGCAGCCGAAGCCGACATCGAGCGCGAACTGCCCGACGTGGTTTTGATCTTGGATGTTTATGACTCGATTTTAGCTCTTGCGCGTACGGACGTTGCTGGTGTACGGTCGCAACAAATGCGCGAGATCATGCGGCGCCCGCGCTCTTGGACTTCGGGGCTGCCCTTGGATTGCGAAGGGTACGAAAGTCAGAGAATGTCGCGATGACAATCCTGCAAGCAGCCAACAATGGAGGCGATCGGCGGGAGAATGATTTTTACCCAACGCCTGCGGAATGCACGATGGCACTCCTGCCAGTAATCGCTCACTGGCCTAAGACGGTATGGGAGCCAAGCTGCGGCGATGGCGGAATTGCAAAAGTCCTAAGCAACGCCGGATTTCAAGTCATCGGAACGGATCTTGTTGATCGCGGTTACGGATCTGGTGGAATCGACTTCCTAAAAACTCCGTGGCGCTGCGCTGGCGCAATCGTTACCAACCCTCCGTTCGGCACCAGCGTTTCGGCATTCATAAAGCACGCGCTGGATCTCGACACGCCGTACATTGCCATGCTAGTAAACGTCAACCTATGGCACGCCGCTAACCGTACAAAATTATGGCATCGGCGCCTGCCCGAAGCCGTCTATGCGCTGTGTTGGAAGCCTGATTTTACGGGAGCCGGAAGGCCGTATTTTAATTGCGTGTGGACCGTCTGGGGTCCTGGAGCCGCGCCGTACACACGCTACGAACGGCTTGCCAAACCTAAGCCTGTTGCATTTCCATGGGTCGCACCATGACCGCACAAGTCGGCCGCTTCACTCTTCGCGACCTGAACCCGTGGGAAGGCCCCGCACTATTCGTGATGACAGGCAATCCCGACGTGACGCGCTACCTGGGTTTCCGTACGCACGAATCAGTAGACGAAGCAACGCAGCTCATAGAGACCTACCGCAACAGCCTAGCGAAGTGGCAAGGTATCTACTCTGAAAATGAACTGCTAGGCGCCGTCGGTTTGGAAGTTGCGCGGCATCAGGCAACCATGTCGATCATGTTCCGGCCTGACTGGAAAGCGCGCGGCGCCGGCCGGGAGTTCTGCCGGCCGTTCGTGCAATGGATTTTCACGCACCCGCAAACGTGGCGGCTGTGGACATACGTTCACACAAGCAACATCCCAGGCCAGCGCATGACCGAGCGTATGGGCGCCATGCGCGAAGGACTGTTGCGACGATTCGAGTTTTTTCCGAATGTCAGTACGGAGCCGCAAGACTGTTTTGTCTACTCGATCGTACGCAACTAAAATGCAAACGCCATACTACCGAGCCCGTTGAACATGGACCCAAGCCCGCTGCCCTTGCTTTGCGCGTTCTTAGCTTGCGCTTGTGCGATATTCGATGTGGCACCGATCTGCGCCGTATCGACGCCGGCTTGTTGTCCCGTCGCCGTCTGCCCCACGCCAATCGCACTGAACATATTGCCGAGTGCGCTTTCGAGTTGGCCAAAGCCTTGCTGATTGCCTTGCAAATATTCGTTGTACGCCGTGTTTGCGCCTTGCGCCACAATGCCTTGATTGATGGTGCCGAGCGCGCGCTCATTGGCACCGGAAAGCAGACCGCCGCGAGCCGCAGCGCTGTTGTTCTGCGCTTGGTCCGCTTGCTGGAGTTGGTACTGTGCCGCTGGCGTATTCTGGTAGCCCGACATAAAAGTGTTGTAGTCTTGAACGTTTCCGGCTTTGCTTTGGATATTGTTGATGGCGCCCGTAGCAGTCGGCAAGAACGACTGCCCGAACGTGTTGTACGGCGTCGATGCCGTCATGAAGGCGCCCGTCTCGTTGTTGACGGCATCCTGTCCTTTGCTCAGATCGTTAGCCCCTATCTGAGCGCCGATGACTGCCCCAAGGCCACCGCCGAAGCCGACTGGGTTTGCTGCTACCGTCATTTGCAAGGGCCTTGCATTGGTCGCGGGCGGTAAACGCCCAATATCTGGCCGCCCCATTCGCCAACTACGCGCGCCCTATACGACGCAAGCCACGCCACCGGCACCCTGACGCAAGTAGCGCAGCGATGCCCAGGGCCGATCCATAGCACCCGAACTTCTTCCACGTCACTAGACCCCTTGCATTATGTCATACATTCGGCTAGAGCATAGCACCAATGGGCACAGAACGAAAGACCGTCATGATCTCGGGGAGGCTGCCTGCGGCCCTCGTGGAGCGTCTGGATTACGTCACCCGGAACATCGATAGTGAGACCATCAAGAACCGCTCTGCGGCGCTCCGAGAGGCCCTGGAGTCGTGGCTGCCGGGGCGTGAAGACCGACTTAGGGAGCTAGGCGTCCTTGCCAAGAAAACCCGCTAAAAAGGCCGCCCGCAAGCCGCAGGAGGCCAAGGGGCCGTCCGAAAACGAGATCCACGTAAAGGCGTGGGCTTGGGTCCAGAAAGCCCATCCCGAGCTGCTGATCTTCCATGTCGCCAACGAGCGCAAGGCGCACGTCCAGTACCATGTCAAGATGAAACGCAAAGGCGTGCTGGCCGGCGTGGCGGACTTCCTTGCGTTCCCGGTTAACGGCCGCAAGTTCGCAATTGAGTTGAAAGACGGCAAGGGCGTGCAGGACGCAGATCAGCTCAAATTTCAACATCGTTGGGAGCGCGCGGGCGGCGTGTACTTTGTTGTCCGTACGCTGGAGGATTTCAAAGTCACTGTAGATTGCGCTGTGCTGTTCGGCTAAGCAATCGCGACCCACGCCCCTCCGACCTTGCCGTACAGCCGCGTACCGGCGCCGCCCGTGTTGTTGATATACAAATCGCCATTGTTGCCAAGCCCTACCGCCGGGACCCCGGTGCCATTCAGTATTTGATTGCGAGCTTGCAGCGCCGTAATGGCGGCGGCGTTCGCTGCTATGGCAGCAGTATTCGCCGCAATGCTTGCTGTGTTAGCCGCAATGTTGGTCGTGTTGGTCGCAACTTCCGTCGTCAGCGTGGCAACTTCCGTGGCCAACGTAGCGACCTGGGCAAAAAGCGCCGTTAAGCCGGCAACACTGCCGGGGTCGATCGTGCCCCCACTATTCAGGATAGACTGAATCTCAAGAAGCCATCGATTTAGCTGCTGGCCAAAGCCACCAAACGACACAGGAAGTTGCGGCGGGGGCGGAAGTTTGAGCGTCATCTACACGTGACTTTCCACTACGTACCCGGCGACACGTCTGCGAAAAACTCATCTATCGTGAACGGCGCTTGCGTGCCGCCGTACCGCAAGCGGAATTGCTGCCGGCGACCCGAACCAAAATTACGTCCGATCGCGCGCCGCGTTCCGGGTTGCGGCATCAGGATCTGTCGTAAACCACGCCATGTAGCGCCTTTATCCGCAGACCAGTCGAGTTGGAAAGTCCCTGCTGACGGACCCATGGAAGACGTTACATCAATCGAATTGAAAGTACTGCGTGTCTGCTCGTCGCTAAGCCATGGCGTTATGATCGTACGCTGCAGCGTGCCGGCCGGCTCCGTGCTGTCGTTTATGTTCACGGTACAAATCTGGCCGGTATCCAGCCCGACGTACGTAATGCCGCCGCTGAACTCTGTGGCGCAGCGGCCCGCATGATCGAGACGCCCGCCCGGCGTCTGCCGGTAGGACCACACGCCAGTCGAACCGCATAGCTCCAGTGTCCACTGGCCCGGCAGTGTCAGCACGTAGAAATCGCCGCCACCTTGTCCGTATGCGTATGCTGTCAAGGTCGCCAATGTCACCGCTGAGAGTTGCTGTAAAAGCAAATCAACCCATGCCGGCGAAATAGGTTGGCCCGTCTGTCCGGTACAAAGCCAGATGCGCCGATCGGTGCCTACGAACATGATTATGTCGCGCAACACTGCGAGCGATAGGCGCGCGGCCAGCCCCACGGAATAGAGCGAGTTCGGGTAGGCCGTGAACGCGAAGTCGGTTTGGCCACCTGGATCGTACCACTGTTCGAGCGAGCGGGAACCCAAAGGCCACAGCACTAGCCCCGACACCGCCAAATCAACGACGCGATCGGCGCGGGCTTCCTTCGTTGCAAAACTGTTCGGCAGCACGTTGGCGGGGGCCAGCGGCTGCGAGCTGTACATCTTGGCGTCTTGCTGAGCGTAGAAATTAGACGCAGCGGACCACACCGCTATGTTGTTCAACTCCGCGACGGCGGCCGGGTCGAAATTAATGCTGGCGTCAAAGCCGGCATTGACGACACCAGTTGCCGGCGTCATTACCGCCGTGTACGCCGTGCCGGCTTCTGCTGCGTTGTTGGCGTTCGCATTCGACGCGATGGCAAGCGCGGTGCGGTCTTCGGCAAAGCGGATGACGGGCTGCTGTGCATTTACGGCGACAAAGCCCGCCAGCACGGGCGCATTGGTCTGCACGTTGTAGTAAATCGATCCGTCTGCGTGGCCGCTCCACACCGTTCGCAGAGCTTGCCCGATAGTGATGCACGGCGCGGCCGTTGGCTGGCAAACTTGTGTGAGTCCCGGTGCGCCGACAAGACGGGCTTTGCCGGGCTTGCCTTCCTTTTGATCGCGCGGCACAACGCGCACATTTACGAGTTTCCCGGCGCCTTCATCCAGGTTCAGAGGATCTTGAAACGAGCCGAGTATGTCGATTACGCCCATGCTAATCTATGCTTGCCAAGTCGTGCAGGGACAGACTTAGCATCCCAATGCGCTCTATCGACGTTGCATTGCAGTAGGCGGTTAGCGTGCTGAACTTGTCCCCGGTGCTCTCATGCAGGACCAGCACGGCTTTATGAGCAGGCCGCGCCTCGCCGCTTTCCAGCATGTTGGCGCGCTCGCGCAACCACGCGATTACCTTAGCCGTGGCGTCGGCACCCTGTACGGCAGCTTCGCCTCTCAGTTTAACCACGTTGTCACTCACGTCAGTTCCTCACAAACCGGAGCCATTGCTGCCCGCGTGCATAGTCCCGCCACCGCGCGTTGACGCGTTCGGCATCCATAACTATGGGGTCCGTAGGGCTCAGTACCCGCCCGTATGAGCCCATGATTCGGCGCCCCAGCAACAGCGTTGCGTCATGGATTCCTTCCGGTGGAAGCGCAACCACGTCGCTACCATCCGGTGCGGAAATCAACGCGAGTCGGCCGCCGTACTCGATCAGCGCATTCGATGGCGCGCGGGGAGGCTGCCACGCGGTGATCAGCACGGAGCCATCAGTCTGCCGCTCTTGGTGCCATTTGGTGACAATGCCGGGATACGTCGTACGCACGCAATCCGCGATTGGCGCCATGCGCGTCTCGCGGTTGACGGTCAAATTTATATCGTTCATCCAAAGGGCGCGCACGGCCACCGCGTCAACCTGCACCAGATAGCTGGGGTTACCGTTGCCGACGACAAACGTGTAAATCTGCCCGTTCGTGCCGAGCGGCATCGTGAACGCGAGGCGTTTGATGAGGTACTGACACGCGCCATCCGCTTGCTCGGCACGGAGCAAGTCATTCAGGATCGTGACGTTGTTCGATATGTCCGTGGCCGATGGGGCTTCGGTTTGGTCCGTGATACCGAACAGGTGCAGTGCGCTGGTGATGATTTGGGCAGCAGTCGTCATGTCAAACCTGCTTCACGGCAGCCCACGGCGGCGACCACAGTTGATCGTTCGGAAAATCCGGGTCCGTCTTGGTGACATTCGCCAGCTCGGTAGCTTCATCCGGCGGCGTCACCGTACGAACGGAATTGCTCGGCAGGAACGTGCCATCGTACTCTTGTGGCACGATCGTCGTTAGGTTGAACACCTTGCTCGATAGCGGCGCATTCGGCCCCATGAACGCCGCCGACTTCCCAAGGCTGGCATAGTAGGGGACCGAGTTTAGCAGCTTGGCGAGCCGCGTGGCGTCGTCCGGCGCGGCCTTGGGGGCGGCGGCGAAAACCGCCGTGGTGCCCTCCACAGGGCCACTGCCCCAGATGGCATCGAGATTCCAGCGCAGCGGCAACGGTTCCGGGGGTGGCTCGATCGACTTATCGGGGAAGGCTTGGAAATCGTACACAGCCGGCCACGGGTCCCAGCAAGGGCGCGTGGCGCGTCCGCTGGCCTTGGAACATACAAGCAGCCCCGTCAGGCGCTCACGCTTCAGCGTCGAATACAGGACGCGGGCATTACACCGCGAGCACGCACCCCACGTAGCGAAGGACGGAAATTTCGGGACGCCCGTATGGCGCGGCGCTGTCATGTCCCACACCATCCGGCTTCGCAGCCCGAAGAGCCGTTGCCGTCGTCAAGTTCGAATTTGCCATGCCCGGCTTCCGCCCACCGTACGATTTCTTTAATGCCGGTCGCGCCCATGTAGCGGTACGGGCGGAACATCGTGCGCGGGTTGCCCTTCGACGTGTAGCCCATACTGATTTCAATGTCGTTAATTCTGTCAACACGAGCCGGGTCTTTTGACAACTCAATAATATCGCCCCGGTTAGAATTGATGCAAGGAAAGCACTCCATCGAACGATGTGGCAAAACGTCAAACCCAGCGCGAATGATAAGTGCGTCCCGTTCGGCTTCCTGCACGGCGGCCAGCGGTGCCCACACCCCGCGACCGTCCGCGCCAATAGACCACTCAGGAAACGACGCGCGGTTTTTGCTCTCTTCGCGGCGCACCCCAATCACGATCGACGAGCGTGATTGTGGATCATGCTCGTTAAGCCACGCTTCAGTCGGAGCCATTTTCAGTTCAGATGTACAGAACTGAATACCTTGACGGGGCCAAGATTTCTTTTTTCGAACAAGCGCCTCCAGGCCGATGCTGGCTGTTCGGTGCGGGTCAAACCCGTACGACCTTGCCAGCGCCTCCCCGCGCGCCACTCTGTCAGGCCATTCGTCGGAAGCCCATCCGGTGTCGTTATACAGAACCGCCACGCGGGGGCCGCTGGACCAGCCAGCAGGGCTTTCGCGCATCCATTGGATCAGCGCAATGCTGTCGTTGCCGTACGATGCTTTTATGACGAAATCGTATGCCATGGGCGGACTGTATCACACGCGTCTCGCCAATGAAAGAGGCCGCCCCCGTAAGGTGGCGGCCTAAGTTTACTGTCCTGGGAGGGACTCCGTAAAGTGCTACGCGTTATCCGCGCCTGGGCTGACGTACACGGTCCGCCAGTCCACGATGGAAGCGGCACACCGGAACCACAGCGCCATGAGCTTCGCCTGATTGCTCCAGTTGCTGTCTTCGCGCATTTCCAGCGCAGACCGCTCCCAGAACGTGAAGCCCTGGCCGTTGTCCTTGTCCTGCTCGGAAGTCTGGATGAAATAGTTGTCCTTGTCCACGAGATATGGAGTCTCGACTACTTCGGGGAGCGCGCCGGTGGACCGCAGCACGTTGATATTGTTCGTCTGCGCATTCCACTGCAATGGCGATCCGAGAATGCGCCGGGTCTCCGGGCCGCTTTCCGGCGACAGAATCACGCGACGCGGCAGTTCGTTGATGATGAAGCCACGGCCGTTGCGCGTGTACGAGATCTGAATGACGGCATTTTCGAACGCCAGTTCCGACACGTTGGCGGAAACGAGCAAATTGCTTTGCAGGCCGGAAGCTGTGGGGTGGCTCGCGGAGCCGAGCGGCACGCCATCGGCGCGAAGGCCGTTCACGGCATCGACGGCGACCTGCAGCGGCGCATGGGCAATGTACTCTTCGGTCTGCCGGGCGCTGAACGCCAGTTCCTTCATCATGCGGGCGCCGACATCTTCGTACAGGTTGTCGTCTTCGGCTTCCCGCGAGATCGCGACGGCGAGGCCGTACGATGCGTGCGTGACCTGGGTGCGGTAACCTTCGTTCGGCACGTCGAATTGAACGGGCTCCAGTTCCGGCTGCTGTACGGCGAGGCCCAAGCCGGCGCGTTCGGTCATGAACTCTTCGAACGCTTTTTCCGAGGGCTTGGTGTCGAAAAACTGCGTGTAGATCGGCATCAGCCGTTCGTAATCGAGTCCGAAAAGGGCGTACAGGCCCGGCCAATATTGCGAAGGCATCAAACTGCGATCGATGACCTGCACGTCAATCTCCGTACGTTGCGGCCTTACGCAAAGGCCAGTTGACTTTTAACGTAAAGGCCAGTACATAAGGCCAGCCCGAACCCCGTATTTAGAGACTATCATGCGTCACGGAAAAGTCAAAACATGTAGTAAGTGCGGCCAGCCTAGAGAACTAGTCATACATCGAACGATTTGCCACGACTGCAATTTGAAAAGAAAGCGCGACGTATCGGCCAAAGCACTCTTACTGCCCGAAAACACTGCGTTGAATCGCAAAAGAACTGCGGCGTACAGGCAGACACCACGCGGACGCGCCGGCCTCCTAATCTGGTTCGCCGCGAAACGCGCGAAAGCGTCACAGCGCGAATTTTCATTGGACGTACAAAACATAGCCGATCGCATCGCTAAAGGCCGTTGCGAAGTGACAGGGCTCGCGTTCGATATGTCACCCGGACCTGACAAACACCACGCGAACCCGTGGGCGCCTTCGCTAGACCGTCGCGATAGTGCAGGAGGGTACACGACTGAGAACGTGCAGGTAGTCTGTGCGGCGTATAACTACGCCAAGTCTGAATGGTCCGCTGACGTGCTTTTGCGGCTCGCGCGTGCTATCGTTGACACACACCGCTGATTGTCATACAAGGGGCACCATGCGCGATCTTCCCGTCTTAAAGCTCAATCTGAAACAGCCGCAGGATTTCGGCAACGTCGCCGAGAAACTGAGCCCGGATGAGCGCCGTACACTCGCGGCCGACACTATCGAGCTGATCGGCATCGATGAGCAGTCGATGTCGGATTGGCTTGGGAAGGCCAGAGGCTATCTCGACAAAATCGAGAATGACCAAGACGACAACCCGAACGATCGCGAGCAAGAGGGCGCCGGGGAAGAGCCGCCGCCCAAAACCGAAATGACGCTCTCTGCCGTTATTCAGTTTTCAGCCCGCGCTACCGATGCGCTGTTAGGCGAGCCCGACTTGGCACGCGCCAGCGAGCCCGGCAGCGAAGACCTTGCGGCGTGGGTGTCCAGTCAACTCCGTACAAAAGACCCCAACTGGACCTTGGACACGGACCCGCTGATCATTCACATGTCGGTCACGGGCCTGAGTTGGCGCAAGCGCGACTTTGACGATGAAGACCGCGTGTTCCATTCAGCCTTCCGTCCGTGTACGCACGTCATCGTAAACAACAGCATCCGTTCCATAGAGCGCGCACCGCGCATAACGGATATGTTTGAGCGCTACCCGTATGAGATCGATCGCTTGATTGAGCGCAAAAAGTGGGTTGATTACGAGCCCCGGTACGATGACGATCGCGACCCGCAAGCGGTGAAGCATTTCTACGACACGGACTTGTGGCTCGATCTCGACGGCGACGGCATAGACGAGCCGTGGAGCATCGTTATCGCCCGCGACGATACGCCGGAAGTCGTGCGGATAAAGCCGCGCTGGTCCGCCAAGACCGTTGTTGATACCGATGAAGTTCTGTTTTTCAACCCGATTCGCCGCTTCTATCCGTATCGATTCTTACCGGACCCGAAGGGCACTTTCCTGCCAATGGGATTCGGCAAGCTGCTGGACCGTACGGAAAGTTCTGCCGATCGCCTCTTAGGGTCCATCGTAGAAACCGCCAAGAGCGAAAGCGAAAACGGCGGCGTGTTTGCCGGCGGCGGCTTTGGACTGCCCGACAAGATCGAGCTGAAAAACAACCGCATCGCTACGGTCAACACGGATGGCGCCCCGCTCGCTAACAAGTTTTCCGCGTTTCCCGTCAAATCAGTTTCGCCGGGCTCCGTTGCAACGCTCGAAAAGCTGATGACGCTTGGCGATCGGCTTGCCGGTACGCTGAACCTCTTAGAGAACGCGCCATCGTCCATGACCGCCACCATGGCGAAGGGCATCATAGACACCGGCACGCAAGTTCAATCCGCCGTGCATCGCCGGCTTGTGGCGTCCATGACGCAAGAGTTCCGCATGTTCGTTCAGATGGCGGATGCCTACGATACGCTACCCGAAAGCATTTTGGCATCCAGCAAGGACGGCATCGCGGTTACGGCCGACCCGTCGTTGGCAACCGAGATGCAGCGTACGGCGCTGGCCGGCATCTACATGGAGTTGATGAAAGACCCCATGACGAAGTGGGATGAGTGCCGCTTGCGTCTGTACCGCACGCTGCGCCTCCCGGACCCGGAAAAGCTGCTAGGCTCGCCCCCGCAACAACCGCAACTCACGCCCGACGAAAAGATGAAGGGCATGATCGGGATGGGTAAGCTGCAAATCGAGCAGATGAAAGCCAAGGCCCAGACCGCCATGCAATTGACCCAGGCATTGCTAAACATGGTCGAAGCCAGCGGCGGAATGCTTGACAACCGCGCGGCGTTGCTGAATATGGCGCAGATGGAGCAAACCGTACAAGAGCTGATGGCGGGCGCGAACAATGCAGACGGCATCCTTAACGGAATGGCTCAGCAGCCCGGAAACCAGAGCCCTGGTAACGTATCTCAAGTTTCGCCAGGCGCCAACGGTGGCGGCGTTCCTCCGGGGGCAGGAAATCCAGCCAGCGGCTCAGGGGCTGGCGGCGGGCTTCAGTGAGATCGTACGGCTTCTGGAGCAGTCACCGGAAAAGATCGTAGAAATTTTCACCAACGCAGCGAAAGAACTGAATGAGCAACGTCGGAGTCCATGATTTCGCCATCCCGCACGGCGACGTAAAGCCGACGCGAGATATGGTTATCGTACGGCTGCCGGTGCCGCCGAAGATGGTAGGCAGCATACAGATTCCCGACATCTATCGGGACATGGCGCAGCACAACGTCATGGTCGGGCGTGTCGTTGCTATGGGGCCGCTTGCGTTCGTTTACAAAGACGCGGAAGGGGGCTTGGCCCGGCAAGCCGTGAACGTCGGCGATTGGGTTATCTTCCGACCGTACGCCGGGACGCAAACGATGGGCGGCAGGGTTTCGGGCGCCGGAAACTGGCGCTATCTGTCCAGCTTCCAAGACGTGATCGGCTTGGTGCCCGCCGACAAGATGCCCAATCCGTCAACGCTGTTGTGGGATGAAGAGGACGCGCCGAAAAAGCCCCCAGCGCACAGACCGGAAGACTTCGGCGGCGTGCCTCGTGAAAAGGTGATCCATGCCCGATCTTAACGTCATGCTGCTGGAGCACGCCAAGAGCGGGCTTCAAGCCGAACTCGATACCGCCGTGACCAATGGCGACACGGAAGGGGCGCGCAAGATAGCCGACCGAATCAGCGCCTTGAACAGCGCAGCCGCGCCCAAGCCGTCAACGGCATTCGGCGATGCCGAGATCCGTGCAGAGTTGAACAAGCTCCCGTGGTTCGGTGTGGACCCGAAGAAATCCGGCCGTACGATCGAACTCGGCAAGACGATGGACCCGAAGAAATTCGGCACGGCTGCCGAGTTCACGGCGGCGCTGGTTAAGGTCGTTGACGAAGAATTCAAACCGGCGGCCAAAGAGGGCGAAGGCGAGAACGAAGAGGGCGACGGCGGCGAGGAAGGCGAGGGGGAGGGCGAAGGCACCGCACCCAAGCCGAAGAAACCACGCGCCAGCGACGGCCCGGCGGATGGCGATGCCGGCGGTACGCGCACACGCCGCGCAACGGGACCGTGGGTGAAGATATCCGACGCGCCCGCCGACGTGCAAAAGGAAATTAACCGCACGGCGGACAAGTTCGCGCCCAAGACGAAAGAGGGCCGTGAGACGTTCGTAGCCAAAGCGCTCGCGGCGCACTACAGCAAGGCGCAGATCGCCAAGGGAAAGAAATAGAGCCGTGGCAACTAAAGAGCAGATCGAGGCGGCCGGAAACGCTTACTGGAACCACTATCGCGCTATTGGTGGCCATGCGCCCGAAGCTCGATTTAAGTTAGACCCAGACTTCGCGAATGCAATTGAAGCGGCTCTTGACGCTGCGGCTCGCGTTGTCGAATCTCAGGATGACAATACATGATCGATCCGACCAACCCCTTCGACGGCATCCCCGACGCGCTCAAGCCGAATCCGCCGGCATCCATACCGCAGCCACAATCGGCCGGTGACGCCATGGCAAGCGCGTCACCGTTCAAGGAAGCGCTGGACGTCGATGCGATCATCAAGAACCTGACGCTCGATCGGCCGTTGAAGTTGTTCATCCCGAATAAGGAAAAATTCCCGCAGTACGAGTTCCGGATTATCAACAGCATTCCGCACGAGATCGCCGACGCCCACAACAAGGGCTTCAAGGAAGTCACCGACGACGATATGTCCAAGCTGTTCCGCGATCTTGTCGCCGGCACGGACAAAGAGGGCAAGGCGTTCCGTCCGATCTTGGTTGCGCGTCCGAAGGCCGTCGGTGACCACATCCGCAAGCGCTACCGTCTGCAGCTCGCCAGCCTGTACGCCGGTATGGACCCAAGCAACAAAGACCTGTCGGGCAAATACACGACCAACGTAGACGCCAAGGACGGCACCAAAGGACAATTTACCGGCGCCGGGTTCCGTATCAAAGCAGGGTAATATATGCACTGGTTTGTTTGGCTTAGAAATATCAAGGGCGGCTACGATCCGCAGTTGTGGTTGGATGACTACACTGAAGGTCCAGCCCCGTGGTTCCGTGCGGACTGCCATAGAGAAATCACAGAACGTGTGGCGCAGAAAATTAAGCTGTCGCCAGACGAACGAAACATAAGTCTTGCCCACGCGATCGAAAAATACCCGCAACCGTCGCTCGCACAATAAACCCCGACTGTTGCACGCACGCCACACCTTTCCGGCGTAGAGTGGTCACGTAAATTCCACTCACAAAGGATGGATGATATGAATCGGTTTGTTGCTTTGCTGGCCGGGGCCGCGCTGTGCAGCCCGGCGATCGCGGCCGATATGAAGCCCTTCCCCGTCAAAGCGCCGCTGCTCAGCACGGCGTACCCGTCCACCAACGGCATTTACTTCGGTGTGGGAACGCTTGGCGGGGGCGGCACTGTGACGGCCGACGTGCCGGGGGTGAACAACAACTCGCTGGTGTCCAACCAGATCGGCGTGGCCGGCATCGTAGGCTACGTCTGGAACGTCCCGAACTCGGCTTACTTCGCGGCCGTCGAGGGATGGTTCGGCTGGCAGAACTTCAACGGCACGCAGCAGGGCTTCGCACTCACCGGCCCGGCGACGTTCACTCAGCGTGCCATGGTGGGGGCGCCGCTCAACGACATTGCGGCTCTGTTCCCAACCTGGAACCTCCAGGTGCCTCCGTTCCCGACGCTGCCGGGCGGGCAGACGGCGAGCAATATCAAGCCGTACATCTTCGGCTCGTTGACCGAGGATGATATCACGATCGACGTGGCCGGCATGGGCAGCAACAAGGACTGGCGGCTCGCGCCCGGCATGGGCATCGGCATGTTGGGACAACTCACCAGCGGCTCGGTTGTGGACGTATTCGCCATGACCAAGTTTCCGCAGAAGGGCGTTTGCTTCGGCAACGGCCTCCCGAACGGGCAGGCGTGCGGTGGAGTGGGTACGACATACCTCGCCGGCCTGAGCCTGAAGTGGTAGCGCCAGTGAGCACCATAACCCGCCTCACAACGCCGCCTCCGGTAAGCTCCTACGCCCCTGGGGGCATCTCCGAGGTTACGGTTGCCGCAGTGGACAAGATCGGCACCGCAACTTCGGACCAGATACGGCACACGGCCGCTACGATTCGGGCCGATGCCGACGACGTTGCCAGCAAGCTCGAACAGCTTGCCGACAAGTTCGATGAGCAGACCCGCATCGCGTCAGAAAAGGTGAGCGAATTCTGTCTGAAGATGGCGTCGGCCCGCGATATGGTGCGCGGACTGGAAACGCAGATCGCCGCCAAGGTTGACGGGACGGAAGAGCCTTCGCCCGCCTTCCTGCATCGGCCGCTGAGCACCCCCTAGGGCCACGCGCGGCCCGCCGAGCCCAAGCTGTCCGCTTGGGGTTTTACCCTCCCTGGACTTGGCCCCGGCTTCACAACCGGGGCCTTTTTCGTCTATGGTGCTGGAAACATGGAGGCGACGATGGACGCGCTACTGCTGCCCCTCGTGCTGTTCACCTACCTGCTGCGGCATCACGGCGCCGCCTGCTACCGTAACGGTGACCGCTTGGTGCCCGTCGATGCGATGGGCGCCAGAAACTGACGCCCTCTGCGTTCACTTGATCTTCTCGATAGCCTCAATAACCAAGCTCGTAACCGTACGCCGGGTTTTCTTCGCCCTGGCAATGATCTTGGCCTTTTCGGCTTTCGTCAGCCGCATGTCCAGCCGTTCCGAGCGTGCGGCGGTCCGGGCCGGCTTTTTGGCCTTCGGTTTCTTGACTTTGGGCTTTGGTGCCTGCTTGGCGGCCCGGCGCGCTCGCGAGCGGATGGCTTCCGGCGTCATGCTCGGTGACTTGGGAGCCGACTTTTTGGGCAGTTCCTCCGCAAGACGCTTCCCGACTTCCTGGTAAATAGGGTCGCCCCCGCCTTTACCATATTCACGATACGTTACGTCATCCATGGCTGTGATCCTGTACGGTTGACAGTGGCAAGCGTATGACATACATTGCCGCACAGGTCAACACAGGTACGGAAACGATGAAATGAAGAAATGCGAGAGATGCGGCGCCACGCCAGATGGCGAGTATGGGCTGCTCGATTATTGTGCGGTGTGTTCCCGCGATCTCTGCCCCAAGTGCATGGAGATGGGCTGCTGCGGTAACGTCCCAGCTTGGAGCGGCGAAGAGCAAGACGTAGCTAACTCTCAATCGCCATCGAAATAGCACAGCAATCCCAACGGTCCGGCGATCGGCCGATCGCGGCCCTGATCTTTTCCTTTGGCGTCATGAACAGCCGCGCCTGCTCGTCACGCCGACAAGCATTCAGCCCCCACTTGTACGCCGCCGCTTCCTCTTGCGCCATCTTGTCGTTCGGCATCGATACCTTACCGCCAAGCCAACGCAACAGCTTGTCATGCAGCTCCGCACGCCGGTTGCCGTACATAACGGAGTTGTTGGCGCCGTGGCTGAATATCACGGCAACGATTTTTTCCGGCCCCAACTCCCGCATACGCAACCGGCAACCGGCGACCAGATCGCGCCCATAGCCGCCCGTGCCGTCAACCAAGATAGCGTCCATATCGAAACGCCGGAACGTCGCCACAAGCCAGTCAGACGCCACGTTGGCGTCACGCGAGGCCAGCTCGCCCCACACCCGCATTCCGATCGCAGATCCTTGCCGATCGCACACGAAGGGCTTGTCCTGGCCATCGCCGGCCGGGTCCACGCAAAGCAGCTTCAACGCCCCGGCGGATGGCGCTGGCTTGCTGGTCATGGCCGCTTGCACCAACGACGCCGGATAGAAATCCAGCGTGCTGTCGGCCATGAAACATTCGCTATATATGGCCGGGTACTCTTGACGCGTCAGCCGGTGAATCGTTTCGGGCTGGCCGCCGTTCATTGTCGCAATCGTATAGTTCTGCATCCAGAACCAATAGATCTGTTCGCGGTCAAGCCCATGCAGCCGGGCGTAGTCTTCAAACTCTTTCGACGCAGCCCAACCTTGCGGCGCGGCCGTGCGGTACTCAGGCATGACCGACCACGGCAGGAAATGGATACGCCACGGCCCCCTGTTGCGCTGGCGTTCGGCTTCCTCGCACATATTGTAGAACATGCCGGATTGACCGTTGCCAGTGCTCTCCAGCGCTATCTCGGTTCCCGGCAGGTTCTGTACGGTCTGCAAGAGGCCCGACGATAGATCTTCCGTGTTGTCGAAAAACCCGGCTTCCGACAAGTGCAGCAAATGGAAGTCGTCAGAGCGGCCGATGTCGCCGCCATCCGCCGACGCGACTTTGTACAACGATTTCAGCTTGTCGAAAATCAATTCATAGGCGTTCGTGGCGCCGACTGACGGCCGTACAGCCAGCGGCAGCCCGTTGGCAAACTCTTTTATCTCCCGGTGCAGGTTGCCGGCGCTGTCCGATCGGTGCGCCACGACTTGCGCTCTACGCCCGAACCTAGTGGCAGTCTGATGGAAGTACCGGCCGCCTATGTACGTACTCACGCCCATACGGCGTGCTTTTGGTATCAGCGCCCGCACCATGCCGAACACTTCAAGCTCGCGCTCGATACGTGCGTGCAAGACGCGCTGCGGGCTGTTCAGCACAAACGGAATGCGCTCGCCGCCTTCGCGCGGGCGCACGCGCAAGAACTTCTCGCGGTAATAATCGAAATTGCAGAGCTTCGCCCGTATGGCTTCCTTAGCCTGTACGGGCGAAGCTGCCGGTGCCCACGGGAAGTTCACGGCGCGGGTGCGGCTGCCGGGGCAGTCGCCTGCACATGAGCCGCTACGGTGGCAATTGCCGCCGGTGCCGAGGCCGGATTTACCTGGGCTTTGGCGGCGGCGTTGAGCACCTTGGCACGCAGGATGGTCAAGCCAGCTACGGCCATTTCCTTGCCGTATGCGCTCCACAGCGACACGCCCTCAGTGATGACGCCCCCCACTATGCCGATGGCGATTTCGGAGTTGCTACCCGACACCGTGACGCCGTGCAATGCGAGGAAAGCACATCCCCATTTCACGACGCCACGGGCGAACGTAACGCTAAGTGTGGCGACGATTTGAGATTTAGTCGGCGCGGCCGGAACTGGCGCCGTCAGTGCGTTGAGCGTATCCATTCAGCTCCCCTGTCATTAGGAGAGCCTGCATAGCACGTGTCATACACATTGGCAACCAGAGCGCTACGGGGTGGCAGAGCGGGGCGGCTGGCGCAGAATGTTCTTGATCTCAGTGAGGGTATCCACAACACCGTCGAACTTCGTTTCAATCCTCACCATGCGCTCGCTCAAAGAAGAGGACGATTTGGCGGCGGTATCAACGGCGATTGCCGAAGTGGTGCGGTCGCGTTCAAGGGCGCTCAGCCGCTCTCCGGTGGTTGCTGCCCACCACCCACCCGCGAAAGTTTGCGCAAGAATGACTCCAATCAAAGCGATTGGTACTCGCTTATCGAGGTGCCAATTCTTATCCTGTTCCACGGGACGGCGCTCTTCTGCAGTGCCAGCCACCTTTAACCCTTCTAAGGCCGTATGGTTTCAGCAGTGTGACGCACTACGTTGGATTTTTACGCTCTTCGGCGGCGCCCTCAAGGTTGCCCTTAGCACGCTCAGATTCTCCAGTAACCTTGAGCAGTGCGGCATTACTATCGGACTGCGCTTTCGCAAGGCCATTCGTCTGAGTAGTCAATGTGACGAGGCGCTTAGTTGTTTTCACGTAAGCCACTATACCTAGAATAGATTGAACGACAAACGCCGCCAAGAGGCTGCCGAGAAACCCGCCAAGCTCGGATGAGTTCAAGTCACAAACTCCCAATCCACGACACCCTTACCGTCGATGCCGAGCGCGCGGGCCGTAGCTGGTGTCAAATCGATGCCAGCCTTGTTCGTGTGCCGGCCGCGCATGTCCGTACCGCTCTCAGCCTGCGGGCGCGCGTGGGCTTCCCAATACGGATCGTTCGTGTTCCAAGGCCCTTTGTCAACAACCGGGCCAACTACCGATTTGCCGTTGGCGTATGCGCGTACGCGGGTGCCCTCCGGCACGGCACCCGGCAGCGAAAACCCAATTTCAGAATCCGTAATGGCGTGGCCAGTGTACGCGCTGGTCTCAGGATCGGCCCTGCCGCCGAACACCGTTGCGACGATGCCCATGTTCCGATGCGGCGCTACCGCAGGCGCAGCAGCGGGGGCCGCAGGCGTGGCCGGCTCGCCCAAACTCGCAACCACGTCAGGATGCTGCGCAGCCTCGTCCTGATAGGGATCATAGGCTTCCGATGGATACCACGCACCGGAGAACAGCGCAGCCTGTCGCCACACCGGCACGCGCTGTACGTGGCCGCTGTCAACGAAGCTAGTGCTTTCGGTGGCGTGCCCCCAATCCTGCCCCGAGATCAATCCATGCTTACGCGCCATGACGCGAAGGAACGCGTACGGCTTGTTGTCTTCGGCATACTTGCCATTGACGAACACGCCGAAGTCAGCCGCAACGCCGTAGCCGTGGCACCCAACTGTGCGGAGCTGCGTTGCCCGCTGCACGAATAGCGCGCTCTGCCGCGTCTGCGATCGGTACGTTTCCAGTAGCCGCAAATCGATGCCTTGCGCTTTGGCGTCGTCCAGCAGCGCGAGCACAGCCGCCCGCGTGCCCGGCTCCAGCAACGCCAGATCCTTGCAAACTGCGCTGCTACGGAATGCGCTCGAATTGCGGATTACGGTGTCGTAGAAGCTCGGCATGGGCTACCCCATTATCTCCTCGATCAGGATGCTAGCGAGCGGATTCGTTCCTCCCGCCGACCCCGTCTGAAATACCGTCACGGTGGCTCCGCTGGTGCTCTTGACATAGACCGTGTACGCCGTCGATGAGGTAGTTCCAGGGGCGTCAAGGCCGCTCCAATGACTTGGAGCTATAAGCGCGAAAGCCCCGGAGGATTGTAATAGAAACTGGGAAGCCCCAACCTGAGCCGCCGCCGCTCCTCTAAAAATTGCGGATACGTTGGCTGACCCGGAGGCATCTGTTCTGACCACCCCATCCGCAGAAACCCTAACAAGATTGGCAGATCTTGTTGGTGTGATGGACGCCGTAAGGTTTGACGCCACATAGGATGCAGACGTGGTGGTCGTCTGTGTGCTCGTCGTCCCATATACAGTCTGCACCACAGAGCCGGGCTTGTTGACGCCGGGACCGAATACTTGCAAAGACGTGCATGAACTGGCCCAAGTGCCGCCAACACTCACGCCAGTAGCATAGTCGCAATAGCCGATAATCCGCACGGCATCAGCGGAAACGCCAGTCGTGGCGTACAGCACGCCACTGTTGTCAGAAGAACCGCCGCCGCTGAGAGTCACGCTGGTAACAAGCGAACTCTCCCAAGCCGCGCACGGGAATACGTTGGTGGTGTTGCTACACGTCGCAACAGCCATCACAGGCGAGCCGCCGTTGTACTCTTCGAAGATCCAGACGCGGAAAGGTATGTTTCCGTTCGAAGTGCCGAGCGTTGCACCCTGCGGGATGGCGATGGACTGAGAGGCAGAAATCGTCGTCCACGTCACCGTGCCTGTCGTCGCCACAGTAGACCGGAACGGCACCAAAACCGGATTGGTGCTCGTAGGAGCGGACCCATTCGCCTGCGTCAAGGTGAGGGTGAGTATGTCCCCAGACGCAGAGGCGGACAAACCAAGGTTGACCGGCATATCATAGCCGGTATTGACGCTAACGACGCCGCAGCTAAAGCCAACGCCGGCCGTCCAGCGCAGTGCTTGATTGACGCCCGTACACGCCGGTAGCGCTTCGTCACCTACGCTGACGCCATCTAGGCTGCCCTTGACGGTGTTGGCGGGGCCAGCCGTGAACCCACTGTTGGCGATCGTACCGAAAACCGGGTCGGAAGTCGCACCTTGGCTGACAAGCGGCCTGCCGGCGGTGCCGGGCACTGCGGCATTGAACCCCGTATTGCCGGCGCCTTTGCCGATTGGAACGGAGTGTACCGCCGTCTGCTGCGCAAGCGCAGGGGTACAAGCCAGCAAAAGCGCAAATGCGAAAGATGCCAGTTTCATGGTATCAGAACCCAAGAGTTGAGATCAGGAGACGGACGAAGACGTACGCGGGCCAGATAGTCCGCCGTTGATTGCAAATTCCACCCCGCTTGCTGCATGATCGTGGCGCCATCCGGCGTTGATAATAAAATGGTGTGGTTGACGACGCCCGTAGAAAAGTCGGTCAACACGATGTCTTTCTGCGTAAGGAACTGCGCCGCAATCGTTGGCAGCAGTACGGCCGTATTGGCAGGCGCGGCACGCTGCACGGCCGCGAGTGACACCCCCGGATTGATGGTGTTGTTCGCAACGGCGAGCGATTGAAACACTGAACCGGACGGCGACAGAAACGCTTGCCATAGCGCGGGCGTTGCAGCTTGGTAAGCCCCGGTGATCGGGTTCCAAATGTACAACGTACCTTCGGCCGACCACGACGGAATGGCAGGCTTGAACCAAAACGTACTTGACTGATTCGCTGTCGGCGCAACCTGTCCAACCGATAGTGCGAACATGCCGGCACGAGCCAGTGCAGCGACGATGTAATCAAGTCCCGGCATACGTTCCGATCGCACACCGCTGCCGACAAGCCGCAGCAGCCCCATAAAATCCGTCGCTGGGTTGTAGCTCATATCTCGTGCTCATTTTCCGCAGTGTACAGCGGGTTAAGCGCAACTGCGACCGCAACCGGATTGGCGGGCCACACACCGGCCGCCTTCGGCCCAAGGATGGACGGCTGCAATCCGTAGTTCGGATACCCGCCCCAAAGCAGGCAGTAATCACCGTTGGCGCCAAGATCGTTCGTCGGACGTGCCGAACTGAACCAGTTGAGCGCGCCTTGGTAGGTCACAGGCACTGCGAACAGATAGTTGCCCCATGGACTCGTTTGGCTGTTAGTGCGCTTGACGTATAGGAACTGCGTTTGCGTATCGATGTACACATCACCGATGACGCCGGCAGAGGGCACAGGCTCGCCAGTGCCGAGCAGCACCGGACCGAATTGCTTCGTCTGCGCGAACACGCCGCCTTGCATGGTCCCGTTGTCAAAGCCTGCCATTATATTGCGTGCTCATCTATGGCCGTGTACAGCGGGTTAAGAGCCACGGCCGCAACAACTGGCGCGCACCGCAACCCGCGCTCAATAGCCGACACGCCAGCCATTTGCGGGACCGGAATCGACAAGACATACTCAGTGTCGAGGCCAGCAACTACGAGCTGCCACGAATTGCTGAACGCGACTGACGCGCCCTCATCCGATAGCCCGGCCGGAATTTCGTATCCTGCGTTTGTAGGATCGAGCAACAAATCGGGACCGTCACCACTTTCGGGCCAGTATCCGTTGCTGTTCGGCCCGCAAAAAGATGGCTGAAGCCCGTAGTTGCTGTAGCCGGCCCAAAGCAGGCAGTAATCGCCATCCGCGCCGAAGTTGTTCGTTGGAAGCGAAGAGCTAAACCAGTTCAAGCCCGATTGGTATTGCGCCGGCACCGCGAACAGATAATGGCCCCACGGGTCTGTGCCTTCCGCACTGCGCTTTTCGTACAGAAACCATGTCTGTACATCCAGATACAAATCGCCAACGACGCCAGCGGCCGGCACAGGCGGCCCGGAGCCCCGCAGTATCGAACCGAACTGCTTTGCCTGAGCAAAGATGCCGCCTTGCAAAGTCCCCTGGTCGAAGCCGGCCATTTACGTGCTGGCTCCCACGTCCCCCGTGCGGGCAATTTGCATGTCCATGACGATGCCCGTGCCTTCGCTGTTGTTGATGTTCACGATGCGCAACCGTACCCATCCTTCACGATGAGCACGCCGCGACGTGGCAACAACGATATTCTGCCATTGGTCGATCGGACGCGCGGACGCATCCGGCTCGCCGCCGTACAGCTTCATTTCCATGACTACCTGAGCCTCAGGCGCCACGTACGACGACGTTATGGTACTGGCCGCAGCGGTGACGAACGCCAGCGAAGCGCGAGCGACGTTGACGGAAATGGTGTTGCCCTTGCTGACGGGCAGCCATCCAGTCGCACTGTTCACGCTGTCGGCGTAAACGGTGTCGGTCTGGGTGCTGATTCGCGTAGCTGACCCTCCTGGTCTATAGAACAATTGCATTCTCCCGTAATCGGAGCCGTACGCCAAGGTGCAAAATCTGTTCAGCTTTGAGTTGGCCCTTGCAAGTATTGGCAGCATTACTGATTACCCAAACATTGCCCGGCACGTAGCCCAGCTCATTCACGATGCGGTCAAGAGTTGGGCTGTTAGGACCGACGCGACCTTTTCCCGTGAACAGCGGAATGCCGAGTAGAGGACAAGTCTCAGGAATAACAACATCGCTGACACTTATTGAAAAAGGTACATCCTTTTCTGCCGCTCGATCTTTGGCTCCGTGCCACAGCTTAGCAGATGGGTTTTTGTTGTACCACTTCGACGTGTACTCACGCATGTACGTGGTATGTGCGCTTCCGCGCGATGCTCGAAATTTCTTAGTCGCCGTGCGCTGACATTCTATGCAGGCGCGAGTTTTAACGGACCGCAATCCGCCGTGTCCGCTACGGCACGGCCGCCCCTGAAACGTCTCTGACATCTCTACCACGTACGGCCCCCGCGCTATTTGCGGCCCTTGTCGAAAGCCGTGTTACCGCTGAAGCGCGTACCAGAGCCCCCGCCCTCGCCGTGGTTGGACTTCGCCAGCCGGCGATTGCCGCCCTCGATGTTCGCCACGGGGCCGGGGAAGCGCTTCAGGGGGCCAGCGGGCACCGCAGGGCGGCCCCCGAACTTCGTGGCGGGCGGCCCCATGAAGTTCGGGCAGCATTCATTGCTGCCCGTCTTGTTGAAACCCGTTTTCATGCCTTTGAAGGTGGTCATGGGGCGGCCCTCGGTCCGGTTGGTATGACACGTTCAAAGCATCATACCACCCAATTTCGGGCTTTCATAGGCCCGTGTTCGGACTCCCAGCAGCCTGCGGGAATGGCGTCGAGTTGCCGCCGGCCGCAGCCGAACCGAACAGATGCGGCCAGTTCACGCGGGCCATGCCTTCCGGGTCCGCATTGCCTTCCGCCGCCATGCGGGCAATGGCCTCTTCCTTGGTCGCAGGCTCGGCGTACAGCGGGTTGCCGGGGTGCGCTTGGTCCTTTCGATCGTCCACCAGCGCCAGATCCGGGTGGTCGCTGAGCTGCTTTACCTTGCCGTGCGCCGACGCGGCGATGTCCGCGAGGTTCTGGTTCTTCAACCCTCGGGCTCGCTCTTCTAGCCCCTTCAGCTCGTTGAAAACGCGATCGAGGTTACTCTTCAGGTCGCTCATGGTCTTGCTCCTTGGTTTGGTGGGTAGATAAACAACGCTGCGAGACGGTAAAGGTTCAATGCACGTCCTTGGTATCGGTTGGCGTTGTGGTCGTCCAGGTTACCACAAGCGATTCGTTTGGGCCTAAACGGATCGGGCACGCCACGGCGGCACTCGGCACAGTGCAAAGCGCATTGCCGCCCTTGGTGACTGCGGCGTTAAACGTCGCGCTCTGCCTGATGTAGTGATCTTCCGGTGAAGGGCCAGCGGTGATGGTGCAGGGCGAGGCGCAGACGTTGGCCGCAGCACTGATGCCCACCGGATTGTAGCCGGCATTACCTTCGATACGGTTGTGCGTACCGGTTGATGCATTGGCGATATTAGTTCCGTTGCTGTTAAATCCGTTGTTGCTGACTACGACGTAATCACTGGACGCGGCGATATTAACCCCTGTCGTAAGCGTCTGAAAATTATTTCCCCCAATCAAAAAACCATTGTTTGTTGACGAAGCCGCGATATCCACCCCGATCCCCCCACCGACTCCGGCAAACGTGTTGCTACCTATTGAAACTCCCGCCACACCCGCCACGCCTGACTTGATCCCGTCATTCCCGGCAGGCAATATGAACAAAGTATTGACGATCGACACGGCGGATATTCCACTCTCCAAGTCAATCCCGGCCGTAGATGTCGTCCCTCCTGGGTTTATTTGGCTATTGCTAACGGTGAGTTCTGTCAAAGCGGCAATGCCAGCCGGCACCAAAATACCGATTCCGACTGTTGTGAGGTAGGTGTTGATAACGAATACCCCCTGCGTGAGGGCGTCCATTTGTATCCCAACAGCTTGATTTAGGATAATGCAGTTGTTGATAGTTAGGCCGACTGCCGGACTGGATAGCCCGGTGTTCCCTATGAACTCAATTCCGGTCCCAAACGGACCCCCAGGCTGTTTGCCGACAATGTAAACGCCCGAGATCTGGACGTTAGATACGTTTTGAATGTTGATTCCGGTTAGCCAACCGTTAGCCCCAGGTGGGTTAGTACTCCCCTCTATGTTAAGATCATATAGTGTCGTCGGCCGCTGGACCGCAGCGTTCGAGTTTAGGATAGGAAGTTTAAGGGTGAGTCCGTTGCCTCCTGGCGACTGGTTTGTTTCTATCGTCAGCGCTGCGACGGTAGCTGAAGCGTTTATAGTCGTGTAGTCGATTTCCAGCCCGTCAGTGCTGTTAGCAAAATTCAGCCGGGTAGTGGACGACCCGGAGCCTGTTATAGTCATTGACGGCTGAAAAGCACTGTTGGTGGCGACGTTGATCGTGTTGCACGTCACTTTTGACAGCATCAAAAACCGGCCCGGCGGAAACTGAACATACGGGCTGGCCGCGCACGCCGCCGAAAAAGCCGGGGCGCTATCCGCCAACCCCGTTGGGTCCGCGCCGAAGGATACCGGATTTACTGCCGCCCCCTTTGTGGCTGAGTTCGGCGTTGTCTGGTCATAAAAAATAGGATCGATCAGAAGCGTGTTAACCGGACCGCCCGGCGATACTGCACACACGCGCGCTTGCGTGTACATCACATAGTAATCAGCTTGCGGCGATGCCTGAATTACAATGCTGGGCGGCGTTGACGGACACGCGGCACCCCAAGCAACTGCCGTACCGCCGGCCACAGTCATGGCGGCCGACAACGTGATGCCTGTCGTACCGTTGTACGCAGTGACCGTAGTTCCTGACGCGATACCGGCGCCTGAGATCAGGCCGCCGACGATCGGAGGCGTTGCAGGAGTCGCCGTCAACGTAAGTGTCGTGGACGCGCCGGACGTGCTGCCGATGCCAGATCCTTGCGATGTGAAAATTGATGCGTTGCCCGCAATCATGCGGACTTTTATGGGACCGTTGCCGATGTCGGCGATGGTGTTTGCAGCAATCGGCAGCGTGACGGCGCTCTGCGCCAGTGCGGGCGCCGCGTACAGTGCCATACAGCATAGTAGGATTTTTTTCATTTTCATGGTGTCTGCGTCTCGATGATGATCGGAAGCGTCCCCACGGCAGTTGCCGAATCCGGGAGCGTGATCATGGCGCCGGTCGTGGTCGAGGTCACACCTCCAGCCGTGTCCCGATATTGAGTGTAAGGCGGCGAGTGCGCCGGTACCGTGTAGACCGATGGGCCGCTCGTGTCGAACACGGCGAGCCCGGAGTAGCCGAGTGGGTAGCTCCGAATGAACTCGCAGGTCCAGACCGTCCCGCTGATCGCGCACGGGTTCGGCGTCGCCGCGCCGGCCATCCAGAGCCGGGTCTGCTGGTACGCCACCCCGGGCTGGAGCAGCGCGAGCGTGCTGTTGTTGATGAGCGTGCCCCAGCCTGCGATGATGTAGCCGTACCAAATCTGGACCTTGGCGCCGAGCTGCCAATGGATGAGCATGTCCTGGGAGACGAACGCGGACTGTCCGGCCAACTCGGGCCGGCTGGTGTCCAGGTTCCATCCGCCTTCGGAGTCCCATCTCTGCTTGTTCTGGAGACCCCACGGTGTGAGAAGGCAACTGATCGTAAGCTGAAAGCGGCTGTAGATCACGCTCGGCGTGTCGCCTCCGGTCGAGAACCCGGCGTAGGCGTGCCAGGTCACCACGTCCACGTCCGTGGTGCCGCCAGCAGCGAAGTAATCGTAGTAGAAATATCCTGCCTGAAGGCAGTCGTCGCGCGGCTCTATCGAAGGCGTGCTGATCAGTACAGTGGGCCAATTCGCGCGCAGCCAGTCGTGCATGTGATTACAATAGAGCACGACGTTGGCGATCGTGACACCGTTTGAGACGCTCGCCTGCGGCTCGTTCCAGCACTCGATCAGGTTGATGACGTCTGAATACCGCGCATGGAGCGCAGCCATGAACGTGTCCAGCGAGCCCAAATCATCAGGCGGCAAACTGCTCACCCACTGCCCCGTAATGGAGTTGACGGAGCCGGTGCCAGCAGCATGGTTAGCAACGGCCCACCCTGGCGAGCCGCCCATCGTGTACATCATCTTAACGCTCTGGGCGCGTGCTACATTCGCGATAGTATCGAGATCGTGCCAATTGTAGGTACATAGCGGCGTGCAATTCAAACCATTTGCGTTGGGACTCGTAGGCTGAACATAAGGCCACGATGTCTGCGGGGTCTTTCCGTAATACCCAACCGTCCAGCTTCCCTGTGTTGTAGGGTTTGATCCGGCGCAGCATCCGACCGTGACGCTGAAGAACGAGTTCGGTATCGCGTTAAGCGTCGGGCCAACGCCGTGCGTCCAGCCGCTCAGCAACAGAGCCCCACATAGCGCGAGCGACGACAACCCCAGTGCGGCGAGGAGGCGTTTCATTGGCATTTCACCGGAAGGGCGGTCACTGGGATGGTGCTTGTCGTGATCGTCACCGCGTTGCTGCTGGCATCGACGCAGGCCGCGTAGCCCCCGGAGATCGTGAACGTGGTGGGGCCGCCTCCGGTGTCGAAGTAGGTCGAGAACGGCACGCTCGCCCCGGAGGTCCAATTGCAAGTCCACTGCCCCGTCCCTTGCGCAATCACACATCCAGTTTTAGCAAGCGTCGCACCCAAAATCCATGACCGCACATTCTTATAAGCCGTGCCGGCTGCGTTCGGAGCGCCGCTATTGTCGGTGAGCGTTCCCCAGTTAAGCCCTGCCTGCCCGTACCAGTGCGCCTCCAGGTTCCCCCAATTCCAGTGGCCTATCGACCACTCCGAGGCGAAGTTCGTTTGGTTGGTCGAAGATGGGCATGAAACGTCCGTGAGCCACCCTCCCTCCGAGTCTATGACCGGCTTGGTGCCAAGCCCGTATGTCTGGAGCAAAGGCAGCATCCGGTAGAACCGCGTGTTAAGAGCTGCGATATTGGCGCACCCTCCGTACCCATGCCACGTCACCACGTCGAAATCCGACGCTGGCGCTGCATTTCCAAACTGAGACGCATAGGACGCGAAAAACTGCCCGTAGAATGACGTCGGCTGGGTGAAGCTGTCAGGCTGGAGAGATGGGGTCGTGGTCTTGATCAGCGGCCAGTTCGCATGAATATAGCTGTTGATCAATTGGCAGTAGGTGGCGACGATCTGGGCAGTGGTCAGAGCATTGGTCGCCGGCTCGATCCAGCACTCGATGTAACGGATTGCCTTGTGAATCGTCCCGGTGTCGGCGTTGTACTTCGTCAGTAGATCATTGAGGAATATCGGTATCGGGCCGGTTGGGCTCCTATCATCAGGAGGCAGGTAGCTAACCCATTCTCCTGTGATGACGTTGACAGCACCGTTCGTCGTGTGATTCGCCACCGCCCATCCGGGGGTCCCACCCATGCTGAAGCCGACCTCCGTTCCGCTCGATTCCGCGACGGCGAATTGAGCGTCAGCGCCATTGGGGTTGCCGCACGGACCGACAGTCGCATAGTTGTAACTTGCTTGGGAGGTGGGCTGAATATAAGTCCAGCCTCCACACGGCGTCGAGAATCCGAGCGGCGAGGCGAGCGCGGGGAACGGTGCAGAGGTCCACACGTAAGGAGCGTTAGATGAATAGATGTGCATCCCGAAAAATTTGGCCGGGACGGCCCCGGTCACGATCGGGGCCAGATTACCGAACGGGAAGTTTTCAGAGAAGAACGTTGGTGACAGCGTCAGGTCGTTCAGGTTGGCGATCGTGTTGGCGCCGATCATATAGGTGTAAGGCTGGCCCGCATTCATTGCGTTGCGGCCTACCGCGATCACTAAATTAGCATCCGTCGCAAGCCCGTACCCGGTGTTGCTTGCGGAACTCTGTAGAAGGCCGCCGATCGGCCCCTGTGATGAAACAATAATCCAATACCCGGAGTAAGTGCTGCCATCAGATATTTTCTTCGCCGTCACGTTCGATAGCGCATACGTAGGGTTGTCTACAAATCCAGAAACCAAAGCATCGGCCTGCGCCGCGGCCTTGTTGGCGTACTGAAATACATAGTCTATCTGCTCAGCCTTGGCCGACACGGCGGAATAGAAGATCACCAACAGTGCGAATATGATTCTCATGGATGATCTCACTGCGCGTTCAGGGACGACAGGCTCGACACAGACGAAGGATTAGTAGCGGATGGAGACATGGCAACTCTCTCTAAGTACCCATCATAAAACTTGGTCGGCGTCGTCAGGCTGTCGAACAATACAGTAGTGGTTGCCGTTCCTAGATTGGACGCGCCGCCGAACAACGTGGCTGCTGCGAATGCGCCTCCGTTCGCAGCAATTCCATTGCCCGCCAACGACCCATTCCCCCACGTTACAACGATCTTGGTTCTTCCGGTTGTGTTGGCGCCGCCTCCGAGAGTCGCGTTTGATCCTGAGTTGTTGGCGACAAGTGTAACGATGGTCGTTGTGGCGGATAGCAGGATTCGATTCGTGGTCCCTCTGGTGAAGGGGGCGATGGGTGCTCCCGCAGCATTTCTTGAGCCGCCCATAATGGCGTAAAGCGTTCCAGTGGCCCCTCCCCACAATAGAGATGAACGATTTCCTGGAGTGGTCTGGGCGGCATCCAGCGCCCTGAATTGTGGATTGTAGGTCGTGAACACCGGGCTTGTCGCATAGGTCATGCCGGTGTTTTCGAGCTGGTTGTTGTCCACTACGGCCACATCGCCGCTGGTAGCGAACTTGAGGCCGATGATCGGGTTCGTGAGCGCGGCTTGAGATATCCAGCACCACACAAAGGCACCAGTAACGATGTTCGACGCCGCCCCGGTCGAGTCTACGCAATTCGCGGATGACAGTGTGGTGAACGTCGAGTTGTCTAGCGTGGCCTGGATGTTTCCAGAGCCTGTCACCCGCTTAACGTGGAGCCCATAGACATCGGTGGCCGACGCCAGCGTGACCGCCTGGAGGATCGTGCCATTGGCGGCCCCAGCCGTGAGCGTGGTAGCGCTGTTCGCCGTCCCATCGATGCCGGTGGCATTAAGCGCGGCCGTGATGTTGGTGGCCGCCCACACAGCAGCGGATGAGACGATGGTGGCCGTGGCGCCGCTGGTCCCTCCGGTGATCGTACCGGTGAAGGTCCCCGAGCCGCCGGACAGCGCCAAGAAGGCGAGTGGAGAGGACTCGGCCAGCACGTAGGTGCCGGTCCCGCCCCCGGTCGCGGTCAGGGTCTCGCCATCGGTGAAGGCGCCGGTAACTCCGGTGACGCTAAGCTGCGTCGTAATCGCGAGGTTTCGCGAATGCAGCGTCCAGTTCGTGGTGCTTTCCTCGATCAACCAGCCACGGCTAGAAATCCTAGGAATGTTTGGTGCGTAGGCGTACCAAACACCAGATTGCTTATCTTGCGCCATCCCTGAAGTGACGCGGTTTACCGTGAACTGAACGTCAATCGGACAATTATAATATCGCGAACCAGCAAAGTCGCAGTCCATGGCCGCGCCGGGGAACGCCCACTGAGGGGCACTACGCGGCAGATAAGGAACGTGTTGCGCCTGAGCCGGTAAGACCGGCGCCAGCGAAACGACGATGGCGATGATGAGGCAACTTCGCATCAGAACCTCTTGGGTGGCATGGACGGACAGACCCGCGCGGCTTCCTGCGCACCCCTGTCGGTGATAGTCCAAACGAGAGGATCGCGCGAAGCGGCGAAGCCGTCGCGCACCAACGTCTTGATCTCGTCTGCCGTTACCATGATAGCGTCGAACGGCATGCTCGGCTGATCGACCGCATAGGCCATGTGATGGATCGCGAGGGCGCAAAGAATCTGCAACGGCGTCACGGCTTGGTGACCTCCAGGAGCACCGTGAAGACCTCGGCATTGCCGGGCGCGTAGGCCCCGCGCGCCTCTACCAATCCGTATACCGTCGAGGCGGCCGGCACCACGTCGCAGGCGACGCCGTTGTTCGGCACGCCAAAGCCCCACCCGCCGTCCGAGAACGGATCGGTGGTCGGCATGTTCACGTCCATGGTGCAGAAGTAGCCCACGGAAGTCGAGGAGAACGCGCCGTTGTCGCCGTTCGCCACGGTCGGGCTCGTCGTGTAGAGGTGCAGCCGAAAGTTCGGGGCGGTGGCCCCCGTGGTTGACTTGTTGATGCGGACGCGCCGGATCGAGACCCCCTCAGCCGAGAAGTCGTTCACAGTCCATGATAGCGGAGTGACTGAGCCGGCGGTAGTGCTGTTGGCGATAAGGTCTCCAACCGCATAGGCCGTGGTGTCAGCAGGTCGGGTGAAATTCGCGGATGGCGTCACGAGTTGGTAGACGATTGGCCGCATCGCCTGGAGGCCGCCGCCCACGTCCGTGGAGCGCATCGTCACGCCGGAGCCCGGCGTCAGGATAACCGCGTTGTCCGCCGCCAGGAGCGGCCCCAGCATCACCAGGGCCAGAAGGACGCAGACGTTGAGGATGATCTTCTTCATGGCCTCGGTCCTATTGGATGACGGCGACGGCGATGTTGCACGTGGCCAAGTTGAGGGACGAGCACCCCGGCGCCGCGACGTAGGCGCTGCCGACGCCGGTGGTGAGGAGCGCCGCGACCGCGAGCTTGACGGCTAGGACCGCGCCCACGCAGCCGGCCCAGATGGCAACCTTGCGGAGACGGTTCATCGGTACTTCGCCTCGATGTAGACGCCGGTGATGGTGTTGGAGCCGTCGGTGTCGGCGCCGCCGCCGACGACGCAGAACCCGAGCCCCAGGGTGTACGTCTCCGGGTCGTTCGGGATCGCCAGGCCGCCGCCCGACGACGATGTGCCGAACGGGATCGGGTACACGTGCTTGAGGCCGGTCGCGCTGTTGCATGCCGGGGCGGCGGCGAGGTCATAGAGTTTCAGGTAGGCCAGCGCCGCGCCCGTGTTGATCGGGACGATGGAGCACAGGGTCCGCGCGCCGGTGGCGATCAGCGTCGAATTGCTCGACGCGGCCGTGCCGTTCGGAAGATGGTATGGCGTGCATGGCGCCCCAGTGACCGGCTGTGACGTGGTTCCGGTTGGGTCAACACGAAGCGGTGCGGCGGACGTACCAATCTGGTTGCCAGAAGCATCGTTTATAGCTACGTCAACCAGACGCGCGGAACCGACCGACTTACCAGTAACGCCGGTCAGATTCCCACCAATATTGACACCACTATAAATAGCGTTCGGCGGTACTACCGATCCGGTAGGTGCTGTGCCCGCATTGACGGCACCGATCAGGTTACCGCTCGCGGCTGTGTCCACAACCCACGGCACGGTGCCTTGAGTGACAGACGTACTCCCGCTGGCACCGTCACAGAGTTTACCCGTTGCGTCCATCGTCAGGTAGCCGTACGTCGCGGCAGCGAGCGATTGCGATCCGCACGACGACACGATCAGGGCCTGCCCCGGTTGCTGTGCGTTCGCGGGCGCAATGAAGGCACCCAATGCCAATAAAACGAAAAGCAGGATTCTGTTCATCGTGCGCGCCCCGTGTCGATCTTCTCGATTACCCCCGTAAACGCAGTCGCGCCGACCACGACCATGCTGTACTGACCCGCCGGCAAATCGAGAACTTGGTAACCCGCTGCAGCGGCCACTGGCATGACAGGCGCGTACGTTGCGCCGTCAGGCAGCAACCTTTTGAGCTGATAGCTCGTAAAACCGGCAGTCTGCACAGTGAGACCGTACCGTCCAGCGTCCAGATTGAAATCGGTGGCGGGCGTTGCGGCGAGCGCGGCCCACGACTGATAGCTTCGCGGTATGTTCTTTACGGGGTTAGCGGCCACTGGTTTCAGCCCTTTGCTGGATGACGCGATGCCACGGGAACAGCCTATCTGCTCGCTTGAGCGTAACTACCGAAGTCCGTCGATACGCCATATTGTCGGCCACTACCGCCGTAACCGCGAGCCAAACCATGCACACGAAGAACGCGCCCCACAGCAGCAAGAGCCAGAAACGAAGTGACCGGCATGAAGAGAGGCATCGAATAGCAGCCAGCCACAGCGAACGCGAGAACGATGGGCCATTCTTTAACGTCTGTACGCCAGAGCGCGTAGCCGAACACAGGGAGCAGGAGTGCTGCACCAATCCCGTATTCGAATGCAAGCTGGAGAGCGTCATTGTGTACGTATTCCGGGTAGAACGAATAGGAGCCGTCCTGCGGCATCGCGATAGTATAAAACACACCCGGCCCCCAGCCAAGCCATTTCAGATTGGCCCATGCGGTGTTCCAAATCGACATGCGCAGTGCATCGCTCGGCAGTAGCGGCGTGAACAAGTAAAACGCGCCCGCAACCCCGACAGCGCCAAGTACCCAAAGACGGCGCACATAGCACGCGAGCGCGCCCACCGCGAGCGCAATCCACGCACCGCGCGAATGAGCCATAAACACCCCCGGCATGATCGGAATCGTCCAAAGCCACATGCGCTCCGAGACCAGAGCGACGGCGATCAAGGCCAGTATCAGACCCTGCTGGACGCTACTGATGTACAGACCAGGCATAGAGCCGGCGTCATTCGACGCCACTGTTAGCACAAGATCCCACCCGAAGTATTGCAGAACCGCCAGCGCCGACGACACCGACGCACCAACGGCCAAACCGGCATAAAGGCCCCTCATGTTCGTTGCGACGGTGCCGAACCACACGGACAGCCCCATGATGACGATCAGCCACAGCCCAAATACGCTGGCGTACGGAGCGGGGCTGAACGGCAATCGAGCGGCGGCGTAGGCGACAAACGCCAAACCCGCCGCGTGGAACGCGGTAAATAGCCCGCTGCGCAACAACCCGAAAGACAGCAGCACAGCCAACACGGGCCATTGCGTGGCAATGTACGCCCCGGTGACGCCGGGGACGTAGCAAAGCGACACAACGGCCCCTAACCAGAACATTGGTCGATCTTTCGCGCCGGCTTAGTGCGCCCCGATGGCAAACTGAAGGATGGTGGCACCCGGACCGTTTCCGCCGTAGGCGCACACGCGCGCTTGCGTGTAGAACGGAATGTCGGCGCCGACTGCCGCCTGTACGAGCGCAATTCCCGCTGTCGGCGGCGCCGCAGGACATGCAGCACCCCACGAGACTGCCGTACTCGATGCAACGGTCATGGCGGCCGATAGCGTGATGGTTACACCGCTGTATGCGCCGACGGTGGTGCCCGATGTGATGCCCGTGCCGGAAATGACGCACCCGACACACGGAACCGTCGTCGGTGTCGCCGTCAGCGTCAGAGTCGTTGACGATCCCGACGTACTGCCGACGCCAGATCCTTGCGACGTGAACAGCCCGAAGTTGCCGCCGAGCGTACGGATCTCGGTCGGCCCGTTGCCGAGGTCAACGACGGTCCTCGCATTGATATTTGTCGGGACCGCAACCACCGTTTGCGCGAAAGCCTGGAGCGGGATCAACGCAACCAGCGCAACCGCCAACGCAGCGCGGAACTTAGTGAGCTTCATGTGATATTCCCTTCGTTCCTGTGTCCACGCGCCGTTAGGCGCTTAGTGAAGCGCTACGTACGGCTAGTCGGCGATGAATGCGCCGGTGCCCTTATAGTGGCGGGTGAGATTGAACTGCACTTCGGCGACGGCACCGGCCGAAGTCGGATCGTTGCCGATTTGCTCGCTGCTGTTGAGAATGCGGAGCGGCAACGTAGACGTGGTTTGGAACGTCGCCGGATCGAGCGATACACCCGAAATGCCGAACCGCGTCGATTGCTGAGCGGCGTTCGCTTTCACGTCGATGCCCTCGCCGAGAATGAGGTTGAACGCGGTAGCCGGGACGGTCGGCATCGTCGCGGTCATGACAACCATCGGATCGGTTTCGACAAACGCCCAACATTCGGTGGACGCTGGCGCGTACTGAAAACTGTTCTTCGCTTGGTACAGCGTGATCGGTCCCCAGCCGACGATGACGCCGGCAATGACGCTAGTGGTGTCGCCCGGCACCCATCGCGAAATGTTCGGCGCCATGCTGGCGTTACCGAGCAACGTGCCGCCGCCGTTGCCGATGACGACAGACGAAGTGGACGGCGAGCCGATGTTCTGGGGCAGGTCGCCAGCGCCGGGCACGCCGATCGAGCCCGAGGCCCACACGGCGATGTCGCCACGAAATAGCGCGGCGGCGTTGGTGGCCGGGACGTGAAAAATGCGTACAGATGCCGTTACTTGCGAAGCCCCGCTGCCGGGATTCGCAGGAAGCAAGCCGCTGTAGTGCCGAAATCCGCCGCCCAACGTGCCGGCGTTGACGATGTTGACCATTGGAGCTGCCTTTCGATGGGCACAAGAAAATCGATGGGCGGCAGGCTAACGGCAAAAATGTCATACCGCAAGGGTTAGTATTGCGATTTTTAGCGTGTCATACATTTAGTGGTGTTGACACGCGCTCATTAACGTGCTACTGTACATGTGTGTACAACACTGGAGGGCTTGAAATTATGAAGTTGAAACTCTACATGGTAAGCGCCCCCGGCGAGACGCGTGAGTTTTGGACGCATATTAGCGCGGAGCAGTGGCGCGCCAAAAAAAGCGGATCACGTCTTTACTACTGGATTGGGGGAGAATGGGTCGAATTAATACGGCTCTCAGACAGAATCAAAGAACTTGAAAAACGCATGCGTGATCTTGAGGTTAATAAGCTATGATGCCCTGGGAAACCCCGCCTGTACAGGATGCGCTCGCGATACCCGCGTTCCTGAAACGCGATGCCAACAACATCGCGCCGTACATGAACGTGACGTTAGTCAACCCTGACGGCGCACACCCGTGGTTCGCTAACTTGTGGTCCGCCACCAGCCACGACAAACCAAAAGAACACCCGTGGGAAAAATGATACCGCGCAATGAAATCGAAGCCTGGGCCGTCGTCGTTTTGTTCAATCCGGTGACGTGGTTCGTCGTGATTCTAGTCGCCGTCCTGCTCAGTCTCTGAGATAATCTTCGATACTGAGTCCTACTTGAACCTCGGTCTTGGCATTCCACGTCTTGCTTTCATTCCGCATGGCCGCGCGTACGACGCCGGTTACGCCACTGTCGCGCGCCCGCTCAAATAGCAAGATTTCGCCTTCAGCGAGCGCCTTGTCTATTTCGGGGTCGTCTTTCACCGCGCTCCACTCGATACCGGCGGCGCGTGATGCCAGTTCCGGCGGCACGCCTTCCCGCAACCGCTCAAGCATGATCTCGTGCGGTGTCGTTGCTTTTGGTTTTTGTGTGAACAACCACGGGAACATTGCGTGCCTACTTGACGGAGGCAGTAGATTGCACTACCGTACGCGAACGTACAACGCACGGAGAGCATAGATGATAATCGGAGTGGACATGAAAAAAGAAAAAAGACTGTACGTCGTACAATGGAACGGTGAATCGCCAAACTCTGTTATTGACGCCCTGAAAGCGCAACTTGAATCGGCTAAACTCATCTGGCCAGAATTGAAAGAGTACCAAATAACTAAAAAGTAGCCGTAGGAACTTCATGGCGAAGCTCCTACGCCCTGTACAGCGGCACGCTGTCCGATCGTACCGCCGACATTGCGCGCGGTTTGACCGCCACCGCTCGGCAGCCCGCTCAAGATATCTGAGAACTTAGCTGGACTACCGGCTGCGCGTTCCTGCATCCAACGGTTAAAGCTACCGATCATCCGAACGTAACTAACCATCTTTCCAAGGTACGGCGTTTTTTCAACCGCCATGATGTTGTAGATGCCTTTTTCATAGTTCGGGCTGTTGTTGACTGCATTGCGCATCGCGTTCCAGGCTGCAATCGCAGTGGGGTCTCCAGCCGCAAAAGCCTTGAACTTCTGATCGGCTTCGCGGCCAGCGGCGCCTTTGAGGCCCGCAGCCTGGACGAGATCGCCGCCGTTCGTCGCATCCATCAAACGCCGGTAGCGCACGTCAAGCGCATTGAGCCGCTGCATGACTTGCGGCCCCTGTTTCGCACCAAACACGTAATCGGCCGCCTTGGCTTGCTGCGTACGCACGGTATCGGCAAGCGTTCGCATGTCCTTCGCCGTCTGAGTCTTGCCGGCTTCGGTGCTACTCAGCGCATCACGTTCAGCTTGCAGCAAATTCGAACGCGCGTCCTGCAATTGCTGCCATTTTTCCTGCCAATTCGCAGCAGGCGCCGTAATTGCCATCTCCGTACGTTCGGCGAGTTCAGCATGCGCAGCCGAAACCTGCTTGCTTGCAACGGCAGCCATCGGGCCGTCAGCCAGTTTAGGCGCGGCTTTCACGGCGCCGACGCCTTTTGCACCGACTTCGGCCTTCAATTGTTGGTAGCCTTGGCCGATATCTCGCTGTTCCAACGCGCCGGGCTTGCTGACTTGCGCTTCTTGCAGCGGCACGCCTTCCGAGCTGACTCGGTGTGCGTACGCCGCTTCCTCCGGGTTTAAACCGGCGTCCTTCAGCGTCTTTTCGGCCTTATCCTTGGCCGCCTCTGCTGCGACATACTTCGGATTGTCCGTTGCGGCCGCACCGGCAGCGCCTGGTATCTTCGGCGATTCGGTTTCCAGCACTTTGGCACTGTCCGCATACGTCTTCGCAGCGGCTTGCACGCCGGCTTTGGCATCGGGCGAAAACAAACTGAACACCTTGTGGCCCACCATACCGAGCGCGCGGCCGAACGCTTCACCGCCAGCCGCTTCCGCCGCACCTTTCACGCCCGCGTCAATCACATCAGGACCGCTACCGCCTTCAACCGCCTTCGCGCCAGCTTCAATCGCACCGCTGCCGACGACGCGACCCGCTGCCGCCAACAACGGGCGCGCTTCCGACGCCACGCCGAGCACGCCGCCGAGTGCCGCCTGTTCCGCGATCTTCGCCGGGCTTTGCGGGTTGCCTTGTACGTAATCCTTCAACGCTTGGCCGGCACCGCTGCCAGCCGCGCCACCAGCAACAGCACCAGCCGGCCCGCCCGCCGCGCCGCCAGCCAGCGCGCCAACGGTCCCGAGCGCTGCGGGCGCTATGCCGGCGAGCCCCTGTTTCGTCTGCGGCCATTGCGCGGCCTGTTCCTCGGGTGTCGGCCCCGGTGCCGATGTATCGATGCCGCGCCGCGCCAGTGATTCGCGCTGCTTTGGCGTCAGGTACGCGGTTTCGGCCGGTGACGCAGGCGCGGCGGGTTGCGGCGCTCCAGCCCCCACGGCATCCGCATAGCGTTGCAACACCGTGGCAACGGTCGGCTTGCCCTTGAAAAACATCGGATTGTTGCGCGCCGCAGCCTCGCCGACGATCGAGCGCGCATCCGCGTTAGGATCTGCCTGCATCAGCTTAGCACCGCCCGCCGCGCCGAGATTGTGCGCGACGTACAGCGAAGTATCGTTGACGGGCAGCCCGGCGGTAGCGAGCGCCGTGGCGTTTCGTGCGGTAAAATTGGATAGGAAGTCCGCTTGCTGCTGCGGCGTGGCATCGGCCGCACGCGCGGGCGCCCCCGGCGGCTTGTACTGATCCCAGGTGCCTTTGATTGCCTGGAACGCACCCGACGCACTGCTATTCGGGGTGCCCGAAGTCCACGGATTGCGCTCGTTGCCACTTTCGATTCGCTGGAGCGATGCGACGTACGCAGGAGAAGCACCAGGCGGCAATGCGACGTTGACTTGCTGGCCGGCGACTGTGACGGGCTGCGGTGCTGCGCTTGGAGGGGTTCCTGCGCCGCCGCCTACACTTGGGGGCGACGACGGCGGCGCAGGGCTCGCATCCCCACCCGGTTGCGGAGCGCCACCACCTTGCCCCGCTTGCTGTACGGGTGTCAAGAGGGGCTGTGCGCCGGGAAGCTGGTTATACGGCTGCGAGCCCGGCGGCATGCCGATCGCCGACGCGCCGGGGCGTTGCGCGCCGAGCTGCAGCACGCCATCGCCGCCGCCGATCGCCTGGAAATTTGGACGCATGCGTGCAATCTGCGCTTGCCGGCCCTCTTCGATTGCTGCGTTTACGCTGTCGCCAGCTTCGTCTTTGCCAAGGCCCAAAGCATCGGGACCAAAGCCGAGCGCGCCCGCACGCCGCGCCACCGCAAGCGAACGATCCGTAATGCTGCTGCCCGTGTAGCCTTTCAGGCCGTCCAACACTTGCCGCTGCTGTTGCTCCGTAAGCTGCGTAAGGTACGGTCGCACTTGCTCGCCGGTAAGCGTATTCATCGCGCCGGCATAAGCCGTCTGGATTTTGTCGAATACCGATTGCACGGCGCCGCGCTTGTCGCTTTCGATGTTCAGCAATCCCGCAGTGGCGCCGCCTGTGCCGCCGCGAAGCATCGATGCCAGCCCTTCAGCGATGCCCTGCTGTACGTTCGGATTGTCGTTGATGAACGTCTTGCGGCCCGTCTTGGGGTCCACTGCGCCGCCGCTGGGAATCGCATTGCCCTTTGCGTCCTGCGTGGCAAGCGCGTACGTGCGGTTGAAGTTGCGGTATTTCTCCAAATCCTTTTCAGGGACTGCGGTGGCGAAGTCCTTGCCGATCTGCGTGCGCTGTTCCGCATTGCCGAGCACGCCGCCCCTGCCGAGCGCTTCCGGCACCGCAAGCCCGTTGATGACATTGCCGCGCGTGTTCGAAGCTGCGTTGCGCGACGGGCTGCCGTTCGTGATGTGATCGCCGTACGCGGTAGTCCAGCGCCCGGCGTACGTCGCCGCCTCGTCCTTCGGCATCGGCTGGTATGTGTTGCGATCTTCAAGCTGCTGCCCGGTGGTGTTGATGGCGATACGCGCGTTGCGCAACGCCAGCCCTTCGGCTGCCTTCGTGCTGTTGAACGCTTCGAATGACGGCGGGATCTTCATCCCCATGCCCTCAAGATCAGTTAGCGTGCCGTCCTGGCGAAGCTGCCGCAACTTGGCTTGGTACTGGCCTTCGTTCGTCATGCCGGCGAGGCTGTCGAAAGCCAGTTGCGCGTTATTCAGATGGCCGGCGACGGTCGCGTAAACCTGCGGCGCGATGGCAGCCGCGTGATCGGGCGCCACGGCTTGCAGACCTTGGAACGCGCGCATATCGCCCTTGAGCGCCTTGGCTTGCGCTACTTGAATCCGATCGTCCTGCGTTGCTTGGTCCGGTGCTTCGTCGGGCGTCAAACCCATCGATTGCGCTTGAGCGCGCCCGGCCTGCACTTGGGCCTTCTGTTGTGCAATCGTACGCAATTGCTCCGTTGCCTTCGGCACGAAGTCGCGCGCTGCCTGTACGCTCTCAGGCGCAAAGAGCTGCGCCAGCGGATTGGTGGCTATCTTGCTCGCACGGTCAATGCGCTGCTGTAGCAGGCTTGCCGACTGATCGAGCGCATCCGACCCCGGATCTGGCGGTGCGTAATGCGCCCCAGGCAGCATCTTGGCGAGCGAACTACCGAACTGCTGGAGCGGGTTTTGGTCGGGCTGCGGCGTCGGTAACCCGCGCGATGGCAGCGTGCCGCTGTTGTCGAGTGCCGGGGCGCTGTTATCCGGCATGGCGTTGACGGCTTGCGCCGAGATATCAAGTGGCGCCGCCAATCCGCTGCCGAAATCGTCTGCCATTTTGCCGTGCTCCGCTTTGAGTTGCGGAAGGATAGCACGGCTACGGCCGGCTGTCACTTAGCCGTAAGCCGCATTCTTAGGACGCCGCATCATCTTGAAATGCTCGCCACAATACGAACTGTCGTCCAGCTTCGTGTGGGCGCAGAACACGTACGGCGAGCCTTCGCCAACTGGCCAGCGACAGTGATGCGGCTGCAGGTCAAACAGCGACACGAGGCCATCCGATTCGGGCTTCTGTACGGGCTGCGGAGCCGGTGGTGGACGAACCACACGCCCTAGCCGCTGACGCTTCGCGGGCTGCCCTTGCTTCGCTAGCCCGAGACGATCCGCCCTTCCGATGGCAGCCCTGCCGGTCACACCTAACGCCGCAGCAATCTGGCTGAAGGTAAGCCCGGCTTCACGCATCGTACGGAGTTGCGCATCGCGTTTGTCCGTCCACTTCATGTCACGTTGCTCCTAGCTTATAGCGTAGCCCACGCGACTACCACCGTGATGGTCGCGACAACACCAAAAATAATCGCGTACTCGATCAAGCAACGCGGGCAGAAGAGCGGAGATTCCCAAATTCGATGCGGCGGCATGATTCGGTGTTTTGGTAGTTTCATGGCTTGCTCCACTGCATCCACGACGTACCCACGACGCTGTAAAAGAATTTCTGCTCGCGATCGTGGCGCGGCCCCCACACGACACGGACACCGCTGGACGTGGTTTCGACGATCTCGCCTTCGTTCAAGCCGCCGATTGCCGGGTTGCTGATCTTATCGCCGACCTTCAGGGCGCCGAATTCTTTGATGTTCATGACAGCCACCATACAATCACGACGCACCAAGTAACGAACGCTATTGCCATCCACTGAATCACGTTCATAGCTCATCTCCAAGCAAATCGAGAATGCCGAGCAACGCAGCCCGCAACTGCCCGATCGTGATCGGCCCGTCCTTGTTTTTCAAACGCTGCCGCAGCCGCTCGATCTTTGCGCTAATTGAGCGGCTGCGTTCGTTATCCATGTTCATTGGTTCCACCCAACAATTTGTCGATAGCGTCACTCAACTCTTTTTCGGCTTCGTAAATCTGGCCGAAGTAATACACATCATCGCGGTTTTCGGAAGCCCTGATTTTTTCATCAATGTATCCCTTGAGGGCTTCCAAAAACTTTTCCCGCGCCTCTGCTTTCTCGTTGCTCGCCATCAGTACACCACACGCTTGCCGGCTTCCGGCTTGAAGCTCGCCACCGCGACAAACGACTTGCCGGCATCGCCGAGCTTTTCCATTTGCGCGGGCGACAACAATTCGCGCTTGAACGCCTTGTCGCCAATGGTCTCTTGCGCGAGCTGCGCAGCGGTCTCGGGATCGGACCACTTGCGGTGCGTAATGGCATCCTTGACGACAACTCCGGGAATCAGTTCGCCATTGCCGATCGCACGCGCCCGCGCGCTGCAGTGCATCGTATGCGGTGATAATTTCGGGAAGGTTGGATGTCATGTCGCTCTCCAGCGGTTTCGATGGTTGGAATGTACGGAAGGGATTGGGGGCTGTCAAGACGCCTTGACGATGATGTTGCAGGGAAAGCCAGCAGCCTTGGCTTCGGCCAGCGCCGCGTGGCACGCTTCGATCGTCGGATACGACTTGAAATACTGCCCATTGCCAAATCGAAGGGCGCGGCCCTCGTCAATCGCCTTGTTCCAGGCTTCCTTGCGGGCTTTGGCTTCTTTCTTGGTCATGTTCGCTCTCCAGCGGTTTCGATGTACGTACCCTACCACGCCCCAAAACCATGTCAACACCTAATTTGAAATTATTTTCGTTTTTCCATCCGCCGTCCGTACAGCCAGCTTGTTTCGGTATCCATACCGAGCAGCCAGGCCAGCTTGCCCAACTCGTAGCCCTCACAAACGGCATCCCAATGGGCCACAGCGGCCCGCCCATTGACCGGAGACGCAACGATGGCAATCCGCAAGGCTGACGCAGCCGGTTCATCAGCAGCCGCCAGAACGCGTTGCTTGCGCTTCGTGCGTTCGAAGTCCGTGCGCCGCAGCCGTCCGATCGTTACGAGATCGTCAACCACGCTGGCGAGCAATCCGCCGCAAAGCTCCGCAAGCTCGATCGGCAGCCCGGCTTGTCTGCAGGCTGTCGTCAATGTCGAACTTTTCATCCGTACAAGCCGGCCGATGCTATCCGTGTGATTCGCTACCGTCTGTACAGCCGAGTATGGTAGCCGTGTGGGAGCCGGAAGGGTGTTCATCCATGCAAGATATGTTCTAGGGTGTGATTTGTCTAGGTCAACCCAACCTGCCTAGCCCCAGCTTCCGCGTCGGGGGCTAGGCCTTCTTGGGCCGCCCCCTCCCGGAGGGAGAATATGACTACAATTGGTTGTATATATGCGTCTCCTAGGACGTTTTGAGATGTCTTAAGACAACCCATTGACAGCCGGTCACGGACAGCCTATGAGTGCCAATTGCAGTATATGCGGCCACAACCAAAGGGAGAGCAAAATGAGCTTTAGACGCGGAGCGCGTACTGGCGGGTTCCCTCAAAATGGCGAACTGACGGACGTACCCAGCCGGCACACGCGGGATGGCTGGACCGAAGTAGCGACACACACCAGCGTCGTGCTGCACGGCAAGCAATATCGGAACATGCGCGAATGGTGCCGACCGTGCGTCGTGTGCAAGTCGAATTTCTCCGCATTTGAGAGTTCCGGCCGTGCGGATGCCAATTCGCAATTCAGCAATAAGACGTGCCCGGCGCACCGAGGGCTGCTGCCCGCCCTAGAGCGCGGATTTATCGCGTGGAGCGACACGCTGAAAGGTATCGTACCGGGCGCCAGTTGCGTATCGACGGAAGTTCCGGCCGCGCCGAACGAAGAACTCGAAATCCTTCGTACGGCTAACGTCACCATGAAAGAGGAACTTGAAGGGCTCTACATGCAGTTGCGGGAACTGCGCAGTCAGCCGGCACCCACTCCGGCTGCAAAGGCGCCGGAACCGTCGCGTACGTACAAACTACCACCGGAACCCTTGACCATGGCCGAATCCACAAAACGCATGCAAGACGCCCTCGCCAAAAATAATTCAAAAATGCCCTGGGAAGGGGGTTGACAGGGTACGGCGATGTGTGTACGTTCTGAACATCGAAACGCCGAACACTAGTTCGCAGAACCGCTGGAGAGCGCAAAATGGCTAAGTCCAGACTTCCCGAAGGCTTCGAAAAGAACCCGCAAATCCGCACCAATCGCGGATACTGGGATGGTGTTGCCGCCCGCGAGCGAGGCTGCCGATACCCGGTCTGGGCGAAGTCATCGGTTGCGCGGTGCGCGCACCCCTTCGATCAGAAGTACGGCGAAGGCTTCTGGATCGGCTTTTACGATGAACCGGCGCCAAAAGGCGCTTTGGGGTGAGTAGGGGCTTGACAAGGCCAAGAAAACCACTATTGTACGTACAACATAATCACTCGAACCGCTGGAGAGCGAAAAATGATCAGCCGCATTAAAACCGACAAGGAATTTGTACAGGAAGCCGCGCTAAAGCTGGCTTTCGCGACCAGCGACGAGCTGGATCAGGCTTGCAAAGATATGGTCGAGGCGCTTCAATACACGCAGTCAATCGAGTGGTGGAAACAGTTTGACGCGCATTCTGGGGAGAAAGTGTAATGACGAAGCCGAATAACGAAAGCAAAAAGCCGCCGTGCCTTGTGTTTGATCAGGGCTACAGTATTGATCGCGCCTATGCAGAGGCGGATCGCCATCTCACGGGCAGCGACGCTTGGCACTACTGGATGGACGAGGCGAAACGGCTTGAAACTTTGGTGCGCGAGCCGTGACCGACCAAACCGCCGATATCGTGCTCGGCTTGGGACTGCTGGCCAGTGTCGCAGTCCTGATCGGGAGTTGGGTAGCCATCCTAGCTTTGGTGGCGCCGTGACCCACCACCGCCACGGCGGCGCAATCGGCATCTTCGCGATTGTCGCCGCCATTGCGTTCGTCTTCGGTGAACGTACAGCACGCGTCATCGTCGGCAGTGCGTTGCTGATCGGCGCCGCGTTCTTTGGGTATGTGTTATTCAGGGTGGTGAGCGGAACGATCTAAAATGAAATTCACAGTGCAAATAACTAAAACAATCACAACCCGCATTGAAGTCGAAGCGGAGCACAGCACCGAAGCGCGAGCCAAAGTCAGAGACTACGGCTTGACTGAGGCTGTTAGTGATTTTCCGGTGGTAAGCGAGACCGTGCGGGTTGCTCTCGGCTTCGCAGTACCAGAGATTTGACAAAACCGTGACGCGGGCCTAAAAAGAAAAACCCGGTGCAGGCTCGACATCTGCACCGGGCTAGAAATGCACTCACGAATTTGGCTCGCGAATGCTCGCCCCACCTAGCACAACCGCGCACTCGATACAAGCATTCTGGGATGCCTGTATTACGCGTGGTCTGTTCCCCCTCGCCATCGCACGTAATTCGAAGGCGCCTATAGGCGACGGCTGGAACATATGGACTCATCCGATCGCGCATCCTGGCGCTGGCGGTGTCGGAATACGCTGCGGCGACGGCGGTTTGACTGCATTTGATTGCGATCACACTAATCCGCAAGTCGCACAACGCCTGCTCTCGGCATTTCGTTCCGTGCTGGGTCCGAATATTCCGGTACGCTGGGGCCGCGAGCCCCGGTTCCTGATCCCATTTTACCTCGTAGATGCACCCGTACAAGGCCGCACGTTCAGCTTCCCGGATGGCAACAAGCTGCAATTAATGGGGGGCCAATTCGTCGCCTTCGGCGAGCATAAGGATACAAAACTTCCCTACCGCTGGGAGAATTGGGCAACTGACTGGCCCCGGCTGACGACGGCGCAACTGCAAACCGTCCTATCCGAAGTTCCGTTGCGCGCCGGCACGTCGCTGCGCTTCGCCGCCGACCACGAAACCGCCAGCGCCGACGAGCTGAAATACGCCACGCCCCAGAATCAAGACGAATGGCAATCCGGCCGCGATGCCGCCCATCGCTATCTCGGTATGTTAAAGCATGCTTTATTGGGCAAGACCGAGGGGCGCGGATCTACAATCTTCGCCATCGTTGGCGTGCTGAAATTCGCTGCGCAGCATGGCATGTGCTCGCGTGCCGAGATCGAAGACGCCATCATGGAGGCTGGGCACAGCCTGGATGAAGGAATCGGTGGCCGTACGCTAGGCGAGGAAATAAGTCGGCAGGATGAGTTGCCCGTATTGCGCGGCAATTTGATAATGCAAGCGGTCATGTCGCGCCGCACGATGCTGCAGGGCCTGCACGACGCACAGATAGCGCCGACACTGGCCGCACGATCGGGCTTTGAAATCTCATTGGAGGATGACAGTGCCGAGCTACCATGGCTACTATATCAACGGGTACTTTGTGGTGAGGTTCACTTCTTTACGGGGCACAGCGGCGCCGGCAAGTCCGCGCTCGTTACTGATATGGCTGTGCAATTTCTACGAGGGCAAGCGTGGCTCGACGCCGATAACGAACGCGTCGATGGCCACGTACTATGGGTCGCCGCCGAAGATGATTACGGCACAGAACGACGCGTGAGGCACCTATTGAGGCAAGAGCCGAACGCGCTGGAGTTGGCAGCTCGATTTCATCTGATTCGCGCCGTCAACGAGCCGATGGCTTTCGAGCAACAATGCGTGTCACAGGTTCAAGCTATGATCGCGATGGGTAAGCGCGTCGATATGATCGTGCTCGATACCTGGGGCGCGTCGGGGCTTTGCTTTGCCGACAACGACACCGAGGCAGTACTTAAAGCCATGTTCATCCTGAAAAGCGTGGCAAGGCGTACGGACGCGGCGCTAGTGGTCACCGATCACTTGCCACTCGGCAACGAAGACGCATGGCAAAAGGGTAACGGCGCCAAGTCAGGCAATAGCGGCTTTGTGTACCGCGTCACTGGCGGGCGCAACGATTACGTATCGATCGACTGCGGCAAGGCGCGCGGAGCGCCGAAGGCCAAGAGCTACACCGGCAGGATCGTTTCCGAGAACTACGGCAAGGACGTGAAAGGCCGCACGACAACGGTTAACGTGTTCAAGCGCACTTCCGAGGTCATCAAAGAGGCCAAGGAACAGTCCGCAGTGCTCAAGCTGGCCGCATTGCTGCCGGGCGTCACGGCAGCCGGTATGGACGCTTTGCGCGCGGGCAGCATCGTTAGGTTCGATAGCGTCGCGGCCGAAGTGGGTCACGCGATCAAGGGCGAAGTACCCGGCTACGTGGTCACCAAGGACGCCGCCAAGAAGCTATTTGAAGACGGTTTGAAAAATTTAATCGACAGCGGGCACCTCCGGGCCTTGTACGGATTCCCGTTCTATTGTATCTATGCGCCGGCCGGTAGCGTACGGCAAGAGTTGACGATTCCATTCACAATCGAAGTGCCAAATGGAGGATTCCCGTGGCAGATGTGAAATCAACAGAGTACATGGACGGCTGGGCAGCCCACCAAAATAGGCGTGTTTCTGGCGAAAATCCGTACAATGAA